CTGGATCGCTGTCTTCTAAAGAGGATTATTCAGGGCCGAAGAAGGGTAAGAAGTCTCGGCTTGAGAAGAATGATGATGACGACGATGACGATGACGACGATGTTCCGTTTTAAAATAGCCATCTGATAAAGTAAGGACTGTTTCGGCAGTGTGATCACGTTTAGTGATAGGGAAGGGGTGGGTACTTCATTAAGGAGATACATCATGAGTTTTAGAAATTTAAGAGGCGATTGCCTTGTTTTGGAACGGGAATTGGCACAGGCTGACACTGTTCGTCGGGTGGAGGCATTGATAAATCAGAATGCCTCTCACGATAAAGTGTATTATCTGGTTGTTTACGAGCAGGGTGGGAGCTTTCATGCAAAGGGACTCTATGGACGAAATGGAGCAAGGTTGAGTTTTAATCCTTTGTTCCAGAATGGTTCTCTGCAGGAAGCGGATAAAGCATGTAGTAAGCAACTGACTGCAAAATTAAAAAAGGGATATTCGTCTGATCGCAATGCGGCTGATGATATCCTTAAAAATCTTCAGGTCATAACGGGCTCTCCTAAAAAGACTGTGGCGAAAGATTCGGATGCAGTGAAGTATGTTGATAAAATTTTAGCACAAATGTAGGAGGCTTATAATGGCGAAAAAAGATGAAGCAGTGGAAATGGTGGAGAAGGAGATTGCGAATATACCGACTTCTGATGCAATAAATAAGTTGGAGGATATTATCAATAAGACTTTCGGAGAACATTCTTTGTTTATGCCGAAGAAGGTATCACCAATATTTTCACTTCCACGTATTTCTACAGGCAATCTTTTCTTGGATTTGGATTTGGGAGGTGGATTGGCTACTGGAAGGATTCACCTTATAACAGGCCCGTTTTCCAGCGGTAAGACCTTTTTAGCGTTAAAGGTTGCGGCTGAATATACACGCCGAAAGCAGCGGGTATGTATCATTGATGCAGAGTTTACGTTTGATCCGGCATGGGCAGAGGCTTGCGGGGTTGATATGGATTATGTGTATCTGGTCAGAAAGCAGGTGCAGGAGCAGGTAATAGATATTGTCGAATTGTTGATTGCTTCAGGTGAGTTTGGTCTTATTATTCTGGATTCGCTTGCCGCCTTGATTCCACAGAAGTTGAAGGATGAGCAGGCAGATAAAGCTGAGATGGGTAGGGGAGCATATCTGAATAATCGTATGTTCAAGAAGATTCTGGCCCAACAGTCTGATGCTGCTTTGGCAGGAAAGAATATATCAAATCTCATAGTAATTAACCAATGGCGAAAGAAAGTAAATGCTATGGGAAATCCGAACACTTTACCTGGTGGAGAGGGGCAGTATTATTACTGTTCTACCTGGGTGGATTTTTGGGCGGATGAAACTATTCTTGATGGCAAGGATAGGGTAGTCGGAATGAAATTTGGCTATCATGTGCGGAAAAATAAAACTGCACCTCCTCGAAGGCAAGGGCAGGTGGCGATGTTTTTAGAAGCATATAATGGTATGAGGAAAGGAGATTGGGATTCCTTGGGTGCTGTGATTGATGTGGCTAAACTTACAGGAGTATTTAAGATGTCAGGGTCATGGTATTCAAGCCCTATTCTCGATAAGAGTTATCAATTTACGAATTTGTGGAAAAGTATTTATTCGGATAAAGACCTTGAGATGAAGATTGTTAAGGCTATAGGCGAGAGGCTTCCCGAAATTACTTTTGATTATATGCCACAGGATCGTATGATTGAAGAAGTTGAGGCAGAAAAGGGAGATGAAGATGACGCTTCCAAAGTGGGTTGATAAACTCAATAATCAGACGCCGAAGGATAAAAGTCTGAAGCAAGAGGCGGCCTGTGCAAAGAGATTTGGAGGCAGGACTACTTTTGCGAGTGGAGCGTTGTTTTTTGATAAGGGAGATTGCGTATTTGACAGTTTACGAGTTGAATTAAAACGGACGGATAAAGATGGGCTTTATTTCGAGAAGTCATGGATTGAGAAGATTAAACGAGAAATTCTTCCCCGAGAGTTTTATGCCTTTGAAATTGAAATTCAGGATGAAAGGATGTATATGATCCCGGAGTCAGAATTTGAATTCGTCAGGTGGATAATAAATGCTTCATCAGATGAGATTATTGAAGCATTGAAGGAGGGAGAAAATGGCGACTTATAGAGTTATTAGGAACGGTAAAGAGTATGTGTACAATTACGACCGTACTAAATACCGAAACAACTCTTCTGAGTATAATAAGAAATACTGGGAAGAGCACAAGGAAGAACTTGTGAAGAAAGCAAAGCAGCGAAGAATTCAGGCCAGACTGGTTAACATTAGAAATGTCCAAAAAACGAAAAGAGTACGGAATCAAAACGGTTGAGTATAACGGGCTGAAGGTGGAGATAGTCTCCAAAGCCGGTTTTGCTAAAGTCGTCGGGATGACTGCTCGAAAAGTTGAAGACTGGGTTGGACGGGGCATCTTTTTGCCGCCTACTTTTAAGGATGAGGCAAATCCTATAACTGATTGGAACGGTGAGAAGGTGCCTCGTAAGTATTACATGTACCGAGAAGCTGTGGCCGTCCGGGCTGTTATTCGAGGGCATGAGTTTAAGCGTCGAAAGGTAATTCCAGAAGAGCTTATAGAGAGAATCCATGGAGCAATGGAGTATGCTCGCCAGGAATTACTGAATACCGATAAATCAATTTTAGATTACCCTCTATTTCTTGAGTTTCGTAACGGGAAAGATTTTGAGGCGTGGTTTAAGCATTTATGCGAAAAGCATTCAGATGAACTCGGAGCGATAGATTTTTCAGAGGTATCTGGAGAGGTCTATAAAGCTGGAGATAGATTACTTCCAAAGGAGAAAAAAGATGGCAACAAAGAAGGTAGCGAGTAAGAAGCCTACGCCAAAGAAGGCGGAGAGTACGAAGGTATCTGTTGAGGATATTTCAGGGTGCATTATCATTTATAAGGATAAGCGCCTATCAGTTGACAGCGTGAGGATATCTGTAGGAGCTACGGTATCTACTGGGCAATTTGAGACTGCCAGGTTCGATTGCAGTATGACTATTCGGCCTGTAGATCAGGATATTTCAGTTGAGGAAATGACTGAGATCGGTTGGGATATGTGTAAGAGCGAAGTGGCTCAGCAGGTAATTGCTACCAGAGAAAAGACCAGGAGGCAGAGCTGATGGCAAAAGTGGTTAAGAAGTCTGGAGTAAAGTTTGATAATATTTTTGTCAAGGATGCTCCGGAAGCAAAGAAGGCGATGGTCCTTACGGATGTTTTGGATGATTATATCTACGAGACTTTTAATAAGTCTAAGGAAGATATGGAAGCGTCGTATGGAGATAAACTGGTTCCGAGTTTTCACCCGTCGCAACTGGCTAAGGCTTTTTGTGTCAGGAAGATGGTATATGAGTTTTTAGGTGCGCCTTTCGAGGGAGACTTAAAATTCAATCCGTCTTTAACTCACCGGGTTTGGCATAATGGTCACGGCGTTCATGATCGTATTCAGGGATATATGGCTGCGCTTGGAAAATTTACTGACGGTAAGTGTGTTCTTATCGGAAGGTGGAAATGCCCATGTGGAGCTGAATATGGTTATAAGAAGTCCGGCAAAAAGGAAGAGGGAGCTTATTGGGTTCCTCGCCCAGATAAGTGTGATTCCTGCGGCAGAGATGGCCGGCATATTCTTTATAAGGAGGCTGGAGTAAATATCCCACATCTTCGGGTTAAAGGTAAGATGGATGGTGTTCTGGTGTGGAAGGATGAGAGGTGGATAGTTGAGATTAAAAGTATGAACCCTTATCAATACGCTAACCTCAGTGCGCCACCAGATTATTACATACCTCAGACTGATATTTACATGATGGCTTCAGGAATCCACAAGACTATTTGGATATTTGAAGATAAAGCCACTCAGAATTGGAGGGAGTTCCTCACTCACCATGAGCCGAAGAATATCGCTAAGATTTTAGATCTTCTTGTTAAGGCTAATAAGGCTATTGATTCAAAGACCCTCCCACCGAAGTATAAAGATCAGCGTTCATGCCGGGCATGTGAGTATAGAAGGATTTGTGAGGCTTCTGATGAGTACAAAGAGTGGTGACAGGTACTTATTCTGGGATTCTTCCATTGTCGGCAATAAAAGGTTTTGTGTGTTTGTACCGGATATTACTATCGAGTGCGAACCGCCTTTTATTGCTGGCAAGGTGGATTCTTGTTGGGCGCGTGTTTCAGGAGTTGATCCATATAATAAAGATCAATGTGAACATGCTATAGGTATGAGGCTTCGTCCAATAGAGCGTGGAGAAGACGGCGTGTATCGTCCGGCAAAAAAATTTTAAAAAGTTAAAAATTTTTTCGTTTTTTACTTGACGATTTTTTAAAAATTTTGTACTTTGAAATTATGAAAAATAAAAAAGTTAAAACAGGAGCCGAAAAAATGACAAACGAAAAAGTAAAACACGATTCAAGGAAAGAGGAAAGGGTAAGGTTAGCCAAGGAGATGAGCAGGATAGATAACCAGATATTCAACCTGGGAACATGGGATCAGAAGAAGATAGACGAACTCAAGAGGGAGAAGGATAGGTTGAATGCTCTCAGGATAGCTACCTTCCAGGATAAGGCAGAATACGAAGAGCACAGAGAGAATCTGAAGAAGGGGGCCAAGCCGAGATGGAGTGGGTGCTATACCGAGATGATAGCCTGGGGAGGGAGTACACTAAGGCAGGATTACACCTACCCGAATGGACAGGTAGAAACCATATATGGGTGGCCGGAGTGGTACACCGAGGTTGAGCCGGAGTGGATGATGAGATTCGATACTGAGGAGCTGGAAAAGGCGAATCATTCCCACACTATAGCTGATCAGGTTGAGAAGATCAAGCAGGCGTGGGGGATAAAATAAAAAGATTAAAATAAAAGGAGCCAGAAAATGAAATACGAAGTCAGAATTACAGGTCAAGTTGTTGAGTCTGAAAATGGCGGGCTTGGCGGAGTTTACGGGCAGAATACTCCGGGATATGCAGCCGACCATATAGACGAAATTAACGAGGCAGTCAGAGCGGACTACGTTGATCTTGCACAGTATCTGGATTTTAGCAGGGATCGGGATGCTCTTCTTTCTACAATAACTGCCATACATGCTCCGGTAGCGATGGAGCCGAAGGGAGATAAGTTTATTTTTCGTTGGGTTGTTGATTCCACACACAGGCTTGATGGAGACCAGGAAGAGGCTCTTATCGATTACCTTATAGGTCAGAGCTGTGATGGCTGGGGAGAAGGATTTGAGCAGAGAGCAATTAAGATGGAGCGTTCTACTGAGCGTGTCGAATGTCAAGAGTGCCGTACTGGCGGATGCGATTACTGTGACGGAGAAGGTTTCATTACGGAAGATGTAGAAGTATATTTCTATGCTAAGCCGTATTATATGGCTCAATCTGAAAAAGAATGTGAGATGTATCAGGTTTTCGTCCTTCCGATATTGGAGAATGAGGAGAATGAGGAGGTAAAAACTCCTCTTGAATTTGTAGAAGAGGCTATCAATGTTTGCGGTATTGATTGCTCTTCATGTATTCATTCCGGTTGTTGGGCGCATAAGCAGTCACGTAAGACTGGTGTCCCCGTAGAAAAGTGCAGGGACTATCAAAAGGCAACTTTACCTTGGGATATGTTTGATAAGATGCCTAAAGCTCCGGAGTTTAAGTTATCATGAGCTTTGAGTTACCTTATATATCAGAGGAGGAGCATGATGTTAATATGCTCATGCTTTCTCTTTCTGATGAGAGGATCAACCAGGTATTGCGTCGAATCCGGAAGGATAAAAATATCGGTGAGGGGACGAATTCAATAATAAATAATTATAAAGATTGGGAGTTGAGGCGGCTTATAATTGATGTCAGCGTTACAAAAGGGTATCAGAATTTGAATAATATTTACCATCACATTTATGCTATTCATGTAAGGTGGTGGGAATCTGAAGGATATGAAGTTCCATTTTAGGAGGATTAAATGTTAAAGTACGATATGAAAATCAGAGGGTATTTCCCTGAAGGTGACTATGTTCCGGGGATGACTGGGCTTGATTTTGTGAGAGGCGGTTTTGAAAAGTTCGAGCATTGGGGTAATCGGATGCTGTGCCAGGAAAAATTGGACGGCTGGTTTGGGATTGTCGTAAAGGATGATACTGGATGTTATTGGGATAATGGCTGGAAAAAGTATGGTGCTCTTCAGGAAATGCTTGCAGTATTTGATGAATTTATGCCTAATAATTCTATACTTATTGGGGAAGTTGGGTATGGTACTGAGGCTGAAACTCGATGGGCTGAAGAACATGGATATCGCAGATTTATTGCTTTTGACGTGATTCAGTGGGATGGAGATTGGCTTTTACATAAAACTACCGAACAGAGGTTTGATATCCTGAGAGAAATTTATTCAAAATCAAAGTATTTTGGTGTTGAGCATCCGCAGATTGATTTAGTTCAGTCTGTTATTCTTGATGGGTCTTTTGAGGAGAATAGAGATCGAGCATGGAATATGTTCATGGAGATTTATAATCGTAAAGGTGAGGGCGTGGTTTTGAAGTTTGCAGATGCGCTATACAAGCTCCACGGGGAATCTCCGTTCATGTTTAAAATAAAAAAATATCTGACTAAGGATTATGTGTGCCTTGGTTTTGTTGAAACTGATGCTCCTACATTTTTGGCAAAAGGAATGAATGTAGCATCGATAAAATGCGGGCTTTTTATAAATGGTAAGTTGGAGTTTGTGACACAGACCAGCGCTTTTGGTTTTGATTGGCGTAAGGAGTTTACGGATAATCCAGAAAAGTATATTGGTAAAGTTGTTGAGATCGGAGGTTTTGAGGTTTTTCCATCTGGAGCAATGAGGCATTCTATGTTTTTAAGATTTAGGGATGATCGTGTCCCTGAAGATTGTACACTCTGAGGTTAATTATGGGAGATATGAAAGAAGAATTTGAAGCTCTTAAAGAGCTGCGGACTGAAAGGCGTGAGAAGCGTTTTGAAGAGAATATGCGTATTCTTTTAGAATCTAAAGAGGCTGGCTTTATTTCTTACGAGGAGAGGAATGAGGGTACGGTTCTTCTTTTTAGGGATAAGCGTAAGCCTAAAGTTGACTTTTACCCTGGAACTGGAAGGTGGAAGTTCAATAATCAGGTGATGCGCGGAGGAGCAAGGAAGTTTATATCATGGTACAGAAATCAGATAGTCTGAATCTGTATTGGATAAGTCTCCATTATGCTACTTTTGGTATCGTTGTTGACGATGATTTAAAAGTTGTTGGGGCGGCGCCGATTGGGCAATGGATGATAGGTAAGGATATCAGCTACATTCAAAATTGGGTGAAGCTTAAAAAAGGAACGATCAGAGAGGTAAAGTGAAATGGCACGCTATTTATGCATAGAAAATGCTGGCGAGGTGGATGTCAGAGGGTTCTACGTCATGGGAATGAGTTCAAAGACTGGCGAAGATGATATGATAGGTCAGTTTGGTACAGGAACTAAATATGGAATCACCGCTCTTTTGCGTGATGGGCATGAAGTCCAGGTAACTTCTGGAAAGAGCAAGATTTCATTTTTAACTTCTGAGGATAATTTCAGAGGTAAGAGTTTTAAAACAGTTTCTGTTAAGAAGGGCAGGTCGATATTTCAAACCGGTTTAACTGTTGAAATGGGGCAGATTCATTGGGATTCTGTAAAGGCTATTAGGGAGCTGGTGTCGAATGCAGTGGACGAAGGGGAATTCAGTATTACGGAAACAGAAGATGTTAAGGGTTCTCCCGGAGTTACAAGAGTATTTATTTCAGAATCAAAGTATGTAAAGGCGTTCATGAAGGATTTTGACAGGCACTTTGCCATAAATCGTGAACCTCTCTTTAAGTCTGAAGATGTGAGCGTTTTTGATAAAATCGGTAGAGGTCTTTTAGTATTCCGTAGAGGTGTACAGGTTTATGAGGACGAAGGTACTACTGCTGCATTTGATTATGATTTTGATGATCTGGATGTAGGAGAGGATCGCAAGTCTTCGAGATGGGATGTGTGCTGGGCGCTTAAATCACAGATTCTCGAACTTCCTATTGAACTTAAACGTAAAGTATTCGAGGCTGTGTCTGGAGTAGATTCTGAAAGTTTTATAGAGTCGAAGCTGGAAATGAATTACGGGTCCTGTGGGGATGATTGGAAAGAGATTGTTGGCGATAGGGTTGTTGTGGATGAGCAGGTTGCTTCGGTTTACAGGGAGCATTTACTTGGCTATAATCTTGTAGTCGTCCCTTATAACTGGATGAAGTTTCTGGAGAAGAATGAAGGGATAAAAACAATAAAGGCTGTTTTGAGTAACAGCACCCTGAAAGGTTGGGAGCAGGTTAAATCCGATCTTTATACTGAAGCCGTGATAGATGACGCCCTTCAGTTTTTGCAGGATGTCGGGTATAAGATTTCCAGGGATGATATTATTGTTGCGGATAATTCTTCAGAAAGTGCTCCTCTCGGGCAGTACGTCGATGGAAAGTATTATATTAACCAATCGTCTATACGAAAAGGGTCTGACGATGTTTTGGATACACTGACGCATGAAATGTTCCACGCTCTTTCATCTGCAGGAGATGAGACCAGGGCTTTTGAGGATTTCATAATAAAAGAAAGTATTTATCACATGAAAAGGTTAAGGTTACTTTTAAAGAAAGTACAGGAGAGGGAGAATGGAGAAGAAAGTATCGAACAGTCTATTGTTAGTGCTTGCGTTGAATCTTAGCGTGGGGTTTGTAATTCTTTCTGAATTGAGGGAGTTAAATTCGTGGAATGGCAGGCTGCAGGAAAAGTTATACAGGATCGAATCCCAAGTTGATCTTATTAAAGATGCGGTCGAAGGGAATCCTGCAGTATTAAATTATTATAAGGAGGGAGCAATGAAGAGTAGCTTGAAAGATATTTCGCCGGAGGTTATAGACCTGTATTTTAGGAGGGCAAAACCTTTTATGGAAAAATACGGTGAAGTAAATAGACGGAGCATTAAGCATTTTTTTTCAGATGGGTGATCGTTCCTATAATCAGGCTCTTGAAGCCGCTAAACGTAATAAGGCGGTAAAGCATGAAATATAAGATCGATAATAAAGGGCGCACCGTTGATCAGTATGGCAGAGTTCTTGAGCCGGCTGCAATATCCACTTTACCTAAAAGTAAAAGGGTTTTGAGGCGTAAGCCGTATATTGATTTAAAGAGTGGAGATAATACTGAGTATGAGCGGAATAAAATGGGACGAGAATAAATTAAGATGGGATTTACTTCCATGGGACGCCATCGAAAAAATAGTTGAGATTTATTCTTTCGGGGCAGCTAAATATGGAGATAATAACTGGCAGGGTGTTGAATCAGAAAGGTATTTTGCCGCGTTGATGAGGCACCTTGTTGCCAGGGAAAAAGGAGAGCTGTATGATAAGGAGTCAGGCAAATTGCATTCAGCGCATGCTGCGTGGAATTGCATTGCTTTGTTATGGAACGATTTGAAGGAGGAATTAAATGTGGGTAAGGGAAGCGGAAGTAAGGTACGTAGGGAAAGCAAAAAGGGCTAAAAATATTTCTTCACCGGAATCGGTCTGGGAATTCTTTTCTTTTCTGCATGATGCAGTGGAGGAGAGGTTCTGTATTTTAGTAGTGAATAATAAAAATATTGTTGTTCACTGGCAGGAAGTATCAAGAGGAACAATATCAGAATCTCTCATTCATCCAAGAGAAGTCTTCCGTGCTGCTATAATGGTTGGAGGAGCCGGCATAATTGCCGTTCATAACCATCCATCCGGAGTTTTACAGTCTTCAAGAGAAGATGTAGAGGCTACACAGCGATTAAAGGAGGCAGGCAAGCTTTTAGGAGTTTCTTTAATTGACCATGTTATAGTTTCTTCCCAGGGTTATCTTTCAATGAAAGAACAGGGGTATATTTAACAGCATAGAGAGGTAGATATGGCACGACCGAAGGATGTGCAGGATTATGTAGATAAGATAGAAGAGATGCTTCTCGATGAGAGGTATGAGTTTGCAGAGGATTTTCTATCGAGCGTTTTATCTTTTGCGAAAGAGACAGATTATATTTCCGATGCTCAGAAACAGAGTGTGGATAATATTAAGAACAGCGTCACATGGTAGAATTATATACAGATGGGGCTGTAAAGAACGGCAATATCGGTTGGGGTTTTGTGGCAGTTAAAGATGAGCAAATTATCTTTGAAAGTTGCGGCATGTTATCCGGGCCGGAAGAGCTTTTAGCACAGCGTAATGTCGCAGGAGAGATGAAAGCAGTATTGGAAGCTGTTTCATGGGCGGATTCCTGCGGGTTCACAGAAATCTGCATTCTTTATGATTATGTTGGATGCTATAATTGGCCTTTAGAATTTTGGTCGGCCGGTAATGAGTTTACTCAGGCGTATGCAAAATTCATGAAAGGTAAAATGAAAAAATTAACTATAGACTGGAAGCATGTTAAAGGGCATTCAGGCAATAAGTGGAATGATTACGCTGATATGTTGGCTAAAGCAGGTGCTTCTGGTGAGAGGAGCAAGTATGAGCAAGTTTCGAGTGGCTGTATTAGTGAATGAATTTTTTTATCGCAAATGGGCTCGTCATTTAAAGGAAAAACATAATGTAGAAAGCAAAGGCAGGTATTCTGATATTTCAAGATGGAATGCAATGTTATTTGAGGAAGCAATCCGGATGGTAGAATCCGGGCAGATTGATACTACAAAATGGGGGTAGGTATGTTTCCTATTCATGAAGTAAGTCAGCTTGAGTTAGCATTTCCAGCAAGCGTACTCCAGTTTATGCCGAAATGGGAAGATATTCCTGATGAATTTAAGAATCGTAATACTAAGGAATGTCGTCTCGCAAGTGACTGGTTTTTCTGCGGGTTATCTGAACTTAACGGAAATCCACGGGAAGGGGTAGATGCTGAAAAGGCTTTAAAGCATATTCAGATGGTTCTCGGGAGTTTTGAACCAAAGCATGAGCATAAAGAAGCCGCCGTTGCTTTTCTTCTCAGAGAGTGGTTTGAGATAGAAAGCTGGAAGGTTGGGAGGAGGAAAGATGGATCAAGCTGAAGGTCTACGAAAAATGGTCGAATCGATGGATCAGGAAGTGTGTCCAGTTTGCGGGCAGCATGTGAAGGATAAATCAAATTTGGAGTTGGCAAGAATATCTCTGGAACGTTTTCGAGAAAGGGTATTTACCGATATTATTATTGAACGGGCAGAGAAGATGGCAGAACAGTATGAAGAGGCTATTTTAGATGCTGTTGAGGATGAGCAGGAGCGTATTAGGACTCTTATTAAAGGTTTAGACCTGAGAGGTTATATACTTGATGAAGTATCTCCGGAGGATGTTCATAAGTATATCCTTGAGAGTATTTTTTCAAAAAGTTGACCGGTACTTTTTGATACAATGGAGGTAACTGCCTATGATTGTGCTTACTTTTTAATGAGTGTATATTGAATAAATTATAATGATTAGTATTTATTGAAAAGGGCACAGTCTTGCCGGATGGCATGTTAAAGTTTTTGGTACTGTGTTCGGCATAGAGGTGGGGATGCCGATAATAAATTTTGGAGGTAAGTTATGGCACGGGATTGTAGTACATGCACATTTCTCGGTGATGGCGGAAAGTGTAAAAAGGGTGACCAGGCAGAAGTTTATTGCATGGGTGGCGGGTATGAACTTTGGCAGAGTAAAGAAGTTGAGGAATCAGTTGATGAACTTATCTCCAAGGGTTCTACCGTGGATACAGTTGACCAGGAGGTTTTAGAGGAGTCTGAGAATATAGCGAACTTTACTCCTCCGGAAGTTCCTTATGGACAGTCTCTTGAGGAGATGGCGAATACGACTTTGGAGGAAGTTGAAGCTAAAATAGGCAGACCTTTATCTGAAGCCGAAAAGAAGCATTTTGAGGTGGTAAAGCTGCAGGCTCAGGAACTTGCCCAGAAGTTGAAGTCTGGGGAAATAACAGAGGAAGATCTGCAGAAGGCGCTCGATCCGGAACAGCAGAGGATGTATGCTGCTATGAAGGAGACTCTCCAAAATATAGAAAATCGTCCAAAGACTGATGAGGAAGGATTTAATGGGGTTAAGAAGGATGGAATACTCAAGGCCCCTTCTTGTAATGGATGCAAACATCATTCCATGGTTGGCTGCTTTCTCGGTAGGTATTACGATTGTGTGGATAATAAGCGGTATCTTTTTGAGCCAATTTCGGACGGGGTTAAACATATCGAATCTATAGAGGCACGGGAAGAGAGGGAGTCAGATGAGAAGGATGTTGATTTTATTGACAGGATGTTGAAGGATAAAGATTCTCGTACACAATGAGGTGTTTGTATGAGGTTACTGTGGTTTTCTGTGATAATCTTCGTTTCTTGGCTGGCTTTTTTAGCCGGTTATTTACTTTGGTATTGTTTTAAGGTATTAAGTTCTTGACGAAATAGGGTTTATTTTATAGTTTCATATCTATGATTGAATTGAACGATGATAAGGTAAATGTACCAGTTAAGAAGGCCACATTTAATAAAAAGAACGATCTAAAGAAACAGTCGAAGCGAATAAAGGAAAAGTTTGCCGAATTAGACGGCCAGTATGAGGGGACATCAAAGAAGAAGAAACGAAAAATGAAGACGGAGTATGGAGAAGGTGAATTTACTCCGCCAGTTAAAACAAAAGAAAAAGGTTATGATGTTCATGAGTACGTTCAGGGGATACTCGAAAAATATGAAGTTGAACTTTCTCAGGATTTAGGTCAATTTGAGAGTTCTTATGGCAAGATAATTGATTGGGGCGAAGTCAATACTGATGAGATCGTTGAAAAGCTCCTGATTACTCTTGAACAGCTTTGTAATATCAAGTTATTCCCGTATCAGAAAATATTCGCAGCTCGGGTGTTTCAGAGTGTTTTATTAAATGACGGTGAAGAAATAACTGCGCTGTGGTCCCGCCAGTCAGGTAAGTCTGAGTGTGTTACAGATGTGGTGGCTACACTCATGGCGATATTACCTATCCTCAGTCAGTATTTTCCGCAGTTATCTCAATTTGACAGGGGCGTTTTCGTCGGGGTGTTTGCTCCAACAGAGCCCCAGGCAAAGACTATTTCCGAAAGGTTCAGATTAAGGGTTGGCAGTCAAGAGGCTGCTAATTTTCTTAGTGATCCAGAAGTGGATATAGCAGTAGATTCCTTGTGGATGTCTAATGGTTCTTATGTGCGTATCCATTCTGCTGCTCCGCAGGCAAAGGTTGAATCAAAGACTTATCATATAATCATTATTGATGAAGCACAGGATGTTTCAGATGAAAAGGTACTTAAAAGTATCCACCCGATGGGGGCAGCTACTTCTGCAACTATCATAAAACTTGGCACTCCCCACATGAGGCAGTGTGAGTTCCTCGAAGCAATTACTCGAAATAAACGAATATCTCAGTTATCCAAGAATAAGGTTAAAAATCATTTTGAGTTTGATTATACCGTCGTCAGTAAATATAATGAACGGTATGCACGTTGGATACAGAAAGAAAAATCAAGGTACGGTGAGGATTCCGATTATTTTAGGATGTCGTATAAGCTGGAGTGGCTACTTCAGAAAGGTATGGCAATTACGTCGGCTGACTTTGAACGGAAGATGAAGGCAACTTCTTTGAAGTTGGAAAGTTCTCCCGATAATAGGTTTATGTATGTTGCCGGCCTTGACCTTGGTAAAAAGTATGACAGTACTGTTCTTACTATCATAAAACTTGTTCGTCGGGATACTTCGCCGAGAAGGTATATAGAACTTATGGGCGATGAGGAAAGCGAGGAGGCTGCAACTGTTTTTGTGGACGCTGATATGTATTATAAGCAGGTATCCGCATGGTTTGAATGGGAAGGAGATAACTGGGAATCTCAGGTAGATGATATTGTGAGGGTGTGTAAGCGGTACGATACCTTGCAGGTTTTAAGCATAGACTCAACCGGTGTCGGCGACCCGATACATGAGATGGTTTCAAGAAGGTTAGCATATAGGGATGTGCATGTTCAGCCTGTTTATTTCTCTTTGCAGAATCAGCATAAGTTGGCGCAGTTATTTTATAAGAATTTGAACCATGAAAATATTCGCATTCCTTCCCATGCTTCAGCGAAAAAGACGCGCAAGTATAATAAATTTATGGTGCAGTTGCTTGATGCGGAGAAAGTATGGAAAAATGATAAAATGATTATTCGTCATGGTACTTATAAGGGAGCGAAGGATGACTACGTACAAAGTTTCTTTCTCGCTCTTAATGCTGCTGAAGAAGCCGTTAATATGGGTTCTGCGATTGAATCTCCCAATTATTTTTCATTGAATGCTGATCCAAATGATGATTCTATAAATTATGTAGAGGATATTATTGACAGGATGGATATTTCTGAAATTCGTGGTTTTGATAATGTTCGACGTGCAGCGAGAGAAGGAAAACTTGTGGTGAATAAAGCCACTTTTCATAGGACGGAGTGATGATTGTTTTAGAGGATAAGCGTGTTGATTTTACGGATTTTTCTTCAAGAAGATATTTGAATGAATATTATTCGAGTTGCGACGAGGAGAATAAATTTCTTTTAGAATCATTCCACGAGATTTATAAAGATATTGATGATGGCTTAAGTATTTTTGAAGTTGGCGGAGGCCCTACTATTTATCAACTCATGAGTGCAAGTAATAAGGCCGGAAGGGTGTTATTTTCAGATTTTAGTAAGAGTAATCTGATGGAGGTGGCTAAGTGGTTCAAGTGTTCACCTTCACGATTTGATTGGAATGATTTTTTAAATTATGTAGCTGATATCGAGGGTACAACAAAAGAATTTATCGAGTGGCGGATGCTTGATTTAGATATTGAATTTAAGCAGCTAAATGTATTGGGCGGAATTCCTACAAAGGCGGATTTGGTATCGTCGTGTTTTTGTATCGAAAGTATAACGGATAATTATGTAGATTATTCTCAGCTTTTTTCCAATATTAAGTCCGCAGCGGATAAGTACATAGTAATGGCAGCTTTGAGGAACGCCGAGTTTTATAAAGTTGGAAAAGTTAAGTACTCAGCGTTTCCAGTTGATATGATGGAAATTATTGGTTTTCTCGATAGTGATTTTAAAATGGTTAAGTCTTTCTCCATGGATTGCGATTATTCAAGGGGTTATGATGGTATAATAGTATTTTTAGCGAGGAGGGTCAGTTAATGATAGTAGGGCAAAGAGTTCCCCGAAATTTTTTTGTAACGACCGGTAAAGGGGAGAGTGATATAACTATACACGCCGGGTCTTATCACATGGCTTTAAAGGATGCTGATATTGAGATGTGTAATATTATGCAGTATTCCTCAATACTTCCGGGTGAGGCTAAGGAAATTCCCAAACCTAAAAAGTTGACACATGGTTCGGTTATGGAAGCAATTATGGGTGTGTGTACTTGTGGTAAAGGGGAAGTAGGTACAGCCGGCATTATTTATGGTTGGCTTTATAATAAAGAGACTGAAGAGAAGTATGGCGGGATCGTTTGTGAATATAACGGTCCAAAGTTAAAAGAAGAGGCGTCCCTTGAATTGAGGGAAGCTCTGCAGGAGATTTATTTTAACGGCTATTCAGATGAGTTCTTTCTTAAAGATGAAGAGCTTATAGTCGAAACTATTATTCCAAAGAAGCAGCACGGTACGGTGCTGGTAGCTATTTGTTTTGTAGATTATATTTTTCCAGTTTCGGAGGTTAAGTGATGGAAGCAGATCAAATGTACGGAGATGCCTGGGAGAAGTTTCCTATTCAGCCGGGTGAGATGTACGAAGCAGGAGAACTGAAGCATAGGTATATTTGTGCTCCGTTTAGTCCAAAGGCGCTTGAAGTTTTAATGGGGGAAGAACGAGCAGATCTTATTTATACTGACCCGCCATGGGATACAAGGATAGCGAATCAGTTCCGGGAATGGGTAGGTATGGATAAGCTTCCGAAGAATGGGTTTGAGAATCTTTTAGAGGGTATTGCTTTCGCCTGCAAGAATTATTCTTCCAAGTATGTTGCTATTGAGATGGGTATAAAAGGTATGGAGCAATTAAAGCCCAGGCTCGATAAATATGGGGCGAAACAGTTCAATATGTTTTTTCCTACTTATGGAAGCGGTATTGAATACTGCTTGTGGGTAGGAACTTTTGTAGATGGGGTAGAGGCCCCTGAATGGGATGATGATCCTAATGGCAAGCATAGTGAGAAGGGATTATATATTCCGAATTTTTTAAATCGAAATATCCGTCCAAAGAAGCTGTTGGATATGTTTGTAGGAGAGGCGTCTTTTTGGCCTCCGTTTATTGACAGCGGCGTCCAATGTTTTGGGCTTGAATTTAATAAAAGAAAGATAGCTAACATTTCAAAGATGTTTGATAAGAAAGGTTATTCTATAACAAAGCTGAGGTAGATATGGCAAGATTATATTTAGGGCAGAATGTTTTCGAGAGGGCTCTGACAAGACTTCAGTATTGTTTTGAACAGGGAGATGTAGTTGTATCATTTTCTGGAGGCAAGGATTCAGCGGTGTGTCTGGAGCTTGCTGTCATGGTTGCAAAGAAAATGGGTAGGCTTCCGGTTACTACAATAATGAATGATGAAGAGATTATGTACCCAGGGACTTATGAATACGCTGAACGGGTTGCAAACAGAACCAGCGAAGTTGATTTCCACTGGTGTTATATGAATAATCCGAACACCAATCCGTTCAATAGGGAACAGCCTTATTGGTGGGCATTTGACCCAGATATCCCGGAGGATAAGTGGGTGAGGAAACCGCCTCCTTACGCAGAACAGATAACTCGGACGAAAGATTTATATGACCTTTGTACCTTGGATCAATTACCGGATTTACCCACACGGGATGGCGTAGATATGTTTGATGTTATCGGTATCAGGGTTCAGGAGTCTCCAAAACGGGCAATGAGTCTTGCATCGATGCAGGGAGACTTTATTACATCAAAATATAATTCGGATGATAAGCGCACAAGAGAAGTTCGTAATACCTGGCCGATATATGATTGGCGTGATGGGGATGTGTGGAAGTCAATTCGAGATAACGGTTGGGATTATAATGAAGCGTATGATGTCATGTTTAAAATGGGTGTGCCTGCTCATGGCATGCGTATTGCACCTGTTACTCTTAATGGTGCTGCTATCCAGCAATTATCTATCGCAATGCGAGCATGGCCTCATTGGTTTGACCGTGTTGCTGAGAGGATTCCGGGGATAAGAACTGCAGCTAAATTTGGTCTTCAGACTTGTACTCCGCAGCGGCGTTTAAATGAGACCTGGGAAGAATGTTTTCAGAGGACGTGTATAGAGGAGGCACCTTTATGGGTAGCTGATAGGGCGAAGCGTGTCAGGGCGAATGTTCTCAGAAGGCATGCAAAGCATTCGACTACTCCTTTTCCGGACGTTGCCAGTTGTATGCCTTGTGGTTTACTTGGGTCTTGGAAAGATTTAACTCATAAAGCATGGGACGGCGATCCGTTTAATTCTTACCTGGGGCTGGATTATGTTGAACCCAGTACTTTTAAACCTACTGGTGGTGTTTTTAAGGCCGAGAAGCCTATACTTGTAGCTTTTCCCGGGACTTATTGGTGGTATACTCCTGAGAACAGGGCAAAGATGACGGAGGCTGCAGTATGATATCGGAACATGATGTTTACTGGGTGGTCGTTACTTGCCAGAAAAGGAAAGAGCAGGGCTTTGATGCCAGGAATGTTTTTGAAGCTGTTCCTGGTCTAAATGAATTTTACGATCCTTATATGAAGGGAACTGTATGGAGCCATGTTAAAGCTCTCAGGCAGGGTTTTGAATCCGGCGCGAGATGGATCGTAATGTTTCAGGACGATATAATACTTTGTAATGATTTTTATTCAAAGGCTTTAAAGCGTATAGAAGAGGCGGAGTTATTGGGTTTCAAATTGTTTCAGTATTTCCGCCCTATGGATTTTCCTGAAGATGATAGAAGGTGGCAGATCGAAAAAGGTGCTACCTACCTGTGGGATCAGGCGGCAGCATTTAGGTATGATTTTGCCCGTAAGTGGCTTTCATGGGCGAGCGACTATGAGGATACTTATTATGACGAGAAGGAGGGGCACGATTCTCTTTTAGGTAAGTATCTGAAAGAAGTGAAGCAGGATTATGCAATATGTGTTCCGAATTTGGTTGATCATAATATTGATATGGATTCAACGCTCGGTACTGCGAAGAATTGTTTTGGCAGACCTCGAAATAGCCGGACGTTTTCAATGGGGGCAGACTAAATGAATGACGCAATATGGCTATTTTGGGAACCTTTAAAAGATTACGGTACTCCTGAGTATATTGATCTTTGCCTTGATACAATTAAGAAGCATTCCGCAGGCCATCCAGTGCATATCGTAAATAGAAGTAATTTGAATCAGTTTATTCCTGTGGAAATTCGGGACGATGTATGGAGTTTGCCGGATATAGCGACGGTGAGTGATTTTATTCGAGTTGTACTTCTTTTTTACAACGGCGGTATATGGATGGATATAGATACTGTTGTTTTCCGTAGTGTGCAGCCTTTATTCGACGTGTTCGATGATTTTGAATTTTTTGGCTATGGTTGGGAGCAGGGTAAGATAGCTAACGGTATTTTTGGTAGTCGTGCCAGAGGACACATAATTACAAGTTGGCTAAAGAATATAGCTGAAGCGTTGAATCGTGAAAGGGAAGGTAAGCAGATGCATAAGTTTGCCTTTAACTTTCATGCTTCTCGAAAAGCGTTAAAAGGCAGGAAGTATCGACATTTTAGTTATAAGCAGATGCAGCCTTTTACGGGAGCGGATATGAGCGTTATTTTTTCAGGGAAAGGAGATATTTCTCCGTGGGTAAATTCTGAAACTTACGCTGCTGCTATATTCAATAGCTATCTAAGGGACACCAAGTATGCAGGATTTTCAAAAGAGCAACTTTTGGATGATCCGGGTGTTCTCGGTCAATTATTTAGATATGCATTGAGGTGATAGCGTGATAGATATTTATGAGCATAATTCAATGGGTAAATTTATTACTGATAATAAAATGGATTTGAAGTTGACCATCGAAGAATTATTTGATGACGATTCTTACAGGATTAAAGGCAGAGAGTTCGATAATACAGTTTGTTTTGATGTAGGAGCAAATATAGGGGTATTTACAAGGTTATTTAAGAAGCTATATCCAGGCGCAAAGGTGTTTGCTTTTGAACCTGTAAAATCAACTCATCAGATGTTTTTGGAGAATACAAAATTTTTAACTGGTGTTTCATCATATAATATTGGAATTGGTTTTGAGCCTGGTACGTTCAATGTTCATAGTAACGGGTCTTCGTTATATTCTACAGTTGGTAAAGAGTCGTTTGCTCGTAAGGAATCGAATGTACTGGCTTCTTTAATGGGAATAAAAGATTTTCACGCTAAATACATAAATATATTTGAAGGCGGAAATGCTGTTTTAAAATGTGATGCCGAGGGAGGAGAGGAGTGTTTATTTTTCTCAGATGAGGGAGTAGATATATTAAAGAAATCTCGTTTCTCTACTTTTGAATTGCATTTTTTATCTGATGAAATGCCTTCATATCAGGATTACAAAGAGAGGATAAATTCTCTGTTTGGTTCAAGAGCAACAATTTATAGGCGGTCTAAATACGGGGCGCACTGTACTATAAATAATTTATGAGGAGGCCGGAAATATGGCAGTAGATGTAGAAAAACAAAGCACACGGAATCCTATCCCGGACGGGCAGCGACCTCAGCCGGAGATAAGGGAGCGTGGACGAAGAGCAGTTGAGAAGACGGCGAAAGCCCTCGAAAGATTGGAAGTGGTTTATGTGGATGTGGCTGAATTAAAACCAAATTCATATAACCCTAATCGACAGGACCCGAGGGACTTTGAGCTTCTGGTTAAATCGATGACTGAGGATGGATTTACTCAGCCTATCGTTGCAATCAGGAATGAGCGGGTTATCGTAGACGGAGAACACCGTTGGCGTGCGGCAAGGCATCTCGGTTACGATAAGGTGCCTGTTGTTTTTGTAGATATGACTATGGAGCAGATGCGGATATCTACTCTGAGGCATAACCGAGCAAGAGGTTCCGAGGATATCGCTCTTTCAGCCGAAGTGCTTCGTGACTTGCGTGAACTTGGCGCTCTGGATTGGGCGCAGGATTCATTGATGATGGAAGAGGAAGAGATGAGAATTCTTCTGGATGATATACCTGTTCCAGAGGGTCTGGCAGGCGAGGATTACAGCGAATCGTGGATTTCCTCAAAGAGCAAAGAGTCTACAGTATCAGTAGAGGCAAAGCAGGTTGATCCACAGAGGATGGAGGCTTCTACACAGAAGGTCGTTGAGGCGGTAAAACTGGCCGAGCAGAAGGCGGCATTGGTTGATAACGAGTCGGAAAAATCGAAAATTCTTTTTGAGATAAAAAAGGATATCTACCGTATAGCAGTTTCTTATACAGGGGATGAGGCAAAAATTGTTAAGGAAGTCCTGGGCCTTCAACCTGCAGTTAAGTTGGTTGAGCTTTGTAAGAAGTATGAAGCCCATTTTGCTACAGAGGAATCTCAGAAGGAGGAAGTAATAAATGGCTAAGAAAGAAATAGCAAAGAACAATGTGGTTTTAGAGAATCTTGATGTTGTATACATCAATGTTAACGATATTAAGCCGAATGCTTATAATCCGAATAGGCAGTCTGAACATGAGTTTGAGCTTTTGTGCAGGTCTATTGAAGAGGATGGATTTACTACTCCAGCTCTGGTAAGAAAGCAGGATATGGTTATAGTTGATGGTGAGCATAGATGGCGAGCTGCTCAGTCGGTAGGGTTCACTGAAATTCCGTGTGTCCTTGTTGAGATGACGGATGAGCAGATGAAGATTGCTACTCTCCGGCATAACAGGGCGCGCGGAGAAGAAGATGCAGAGCTGGCTGCTGCAGTTCTTCGTGATCTTGTTAAGATGGGAGCTCTTGATGAAGCGCAGGATTCTTTAATGCTCGATGATGTGGAAATGAGCAAGTTATTGAATGAAATAAATGATCCTCAGCTTCTTGCTAATGAGGAGTTCAATGAGCAGTTTGAAATCCTGAAAGATTCAAATGGAAATTCTGTTGATCGGTCACAGGTTTTTGTGGGTAGCGAGGCAGCGTCCGATGCGGTCAGGAAACAGGAAGAGCTTATAAAGAAGGCAAAGTCTCAGGAAGAGATGGCTACGTTAAAAAGAGAGGCAATGAATATTTTCAGGTTCAACTTCTCTTTTTACGGAGATGAAGCTAAAATTGTTTCAAAGGTTCTTGGTCCAAGTGCCGCTGAAAGGCTTCTGGCAATTTGTCGATTAGAAGCTGAAGCGCATGGATAGGAAGTATTTAAAGTCTACTGCTGATTTTTTAAAGGGTGATCAGCCCCGGATTATCTTGGATATAGGTTGTGGTTGGGGAGCACTGGGCGAGTTCATAAAAGAGCTTTTGCCCAGTGTTGTTATTGATGCGGTGGATATAGATGAGCGTAGCATAGAGAAGGCTTATAAGAGAGCCATTTTTGGTCTTCCGGTTTATCGTAATATAATGTTGGGTGACGCAAGAAAATTTGATTTTTGGTGTGAGCCTTATGATTTGTATTTAGGATTTAATGTATTTGATAAAATGAAGAAAGACGAAGCAATGCGGATAATAAATTCTTTGAAGGGACGTTTGCTTATGTGTTTACCTTTGAAACCTATATCTCAGGGGCCGCAGTTCGGGAACGTGTTTACGGAACGTGTTTCTTTTTGGGAGCATAGTGAGATTATGGATTTTGCAAGTAAATGTATTCATAAGGGATTCATTTACGGAGTGTATTTTGTTTAACGGAGGCGGCCATGGGAAATTTTTATTTGGATTTATATGATAAGGTAAGTCTTTATTTGAATAAGATGGATGTTGATTTGGAGTTGTTCAAAGATGACCCAGATTTTATCCGGGAGTTTTATAGAATAACTCTTTATAGAAAATTTTGGGAGTCTTATCGGAATGATATGATTCATATTGATCCGAGGATGAAGAATCCAAAGGATGTAAAGATAAATCTGGCAAAGGCTTTTGTAGATAGGAGTGCTGATTTTCTTGTCGGCAAACCTTTTACTGTCTATGCTCCAGATGCGTATTCAAAGCTGATGGCTCCGGTGATAGCTTATATCAACAAGAAATCAGGTATTGAATTATTTGCTCTTGAAGTAGTTACGAACGCAAGTGTATGTGGGGATTCTTTTGTGAAAGTTATCTGGGATGAGGATATACAGAGTCCGCGGTTTCAGTTATTGGATTCAGAAAAGACCTTTGTGCGGTACAGAAAGTCTGAAAGGAACAGGACTGTTCTTCAGCAAGCAGTTATAGTGTGGGAAGGAGAGTACACATGGCCGGATGGTACGGTCAGGGACGTTCTTTTTAAAGAGGTATGGACGGAGGAAAAGCGAGAGCTTTTTGTTGAGTATCTGAAAGATGATGAGAATGAAGATTCTTCGTGGAAGCCGGAGAAACTATTTAAGCAGCTTTTTAAGTTCAAAACGGTAGAGTCTATATCGGCTGATAATATTGAACAGGAGCTTATAGAAGAGGCGGATAATGATTTGGGCTTTATTCCGGTCGTGCATTTTAGGAATCAGGTAGTTCCTCTGGAAACTTATGGGAGAAGTGATCTGGTAGACATTGTTGATCTTAACCTGAATCTTAATGAGGCGGCTTCGCAATATCTTGATTCTGTGAAATATCATGGTAGTCCTATAACATTGATTTTCGGAGCAAAAATAGGGAATCTTCGCAGGGGACCGAATAAGATTTGGAGTGGGTTTCCAAAGGACGCAAAGGTGGATCAGCTTGGCGGGCAGCAGAATTTTCCGGCTGTAAAGGATCTGATGGAACAGCTTCAGGATTTTGCTTATCTGACGAGTGGTATACCGGAAGCATCGAGTGGGCTTTTTCAGAATATTTCAAATGCTACTGGTATAGCATTGCAGGTACAGTATTTACCATTGATAGGATTAACCAGGAGGAAACGTTTAAGTTATGAGGCCGGGTTTGTTCAGATATACGAATATGCTTTGAAGATGCTTGACACTAATCTCAATCTTAATCTTCAGGATAGAGTTGACAGGTATGTTAATGTGCGGGATCAGCTCGAAGAAATAAGGATTACTCAAGAGGTGGAGGTTGCGGAGAGTACTGATACTCAGGAAGATGATTTAATGGCGCAGGAAGATGATATGGTCTATAAATTGTATCAGGAGCTTTCATTTAATCCTTACTATAAAGTTGAAATAAAGTGGGCTGAATATCTTCCGAGGGATTCAATGCAGGAACTTCAGGAACTTCAGATGGAGATGGAGATGGGCATTGAGTCGAAAAAAGGAGCAATGCGTCGTCGAGGTATTAAGGATATAGACGCTAAATTCAAAGAGATTGAAGAAGATAAAATGTTTGAAGTGGAGTCCATGGGAGAGTTTACTGCTGATAACATGAGGGAAATGGTCGGAGAAGGTTTTGCTGCAGAAGAAGGTTCTGGCGTTTTAATGGGAGAGGAGTTACCGGAAGAATTGCCGGCTGATGAGGAGTCTGAGAGGGTTGCAGAGAAGCCGGTTGATCTTGAGATGGAAGAGTATCGGGCATATAAGGCTTCAGAGCAGGGTGAGGCCGGATTGGTTCAGGGAGTTCCTACAAAGCAGACTCAGCCTATAGCGAAGAAGAGGACTTTTAGCCCTCCGGGGAAGTAATGAATGGCAATAACCAAAAAGCAGAGGGACTTTAATTATCAGATTGTTATAAGGGCTCTGAATAAAAGGAAACAGGAAATTCGGAATTTTCCAGATGTCCAGAGTATTGTAGCGATTGCAAATAGCCGAACTACTGCCTCCAAGAATAAGAAGATCAGGGAGGTAGTTACTTCGGCTGTTCGTTCTTATAGGGATAATATAAATTCTGTCCTTGATGATAATATTCGATCCATGGTTAAAAAGACCATAAAGGATCATGCTGAAATGCTGGCTAAACGAGGAATTAAATTTACACCGGCGCAGGCGAGGGCTCTTGAAGATAAATTTGTTTCTAAGTATAATCGGGAAAGTTTTCTCGGCATGACCAGGAAGCAAAGGCTTACCAGGATAGTAAATAGATTTGAGAGAGATTTGACGAGAGGGATTAACCGTATTCGTAAAGTAGGCGATGAGGCTACCCAAAAGAAGAAAGCGAAAGAAATTTTAGATACTCTTAAAGGTACTCGAAGAGGGTACTATGAAGATGGAGGGAGGTATAATTCATTTTCTTTATCCAGGTCAACTGACAGACTTATTGCTTCAGAAGTAGGAAGGTCGCAGCGTAAAATTACAGAGTATGTGGCAGAGGAAGCAGGCATAGGGTACGTTAAGTGGATGGCTGTCGGAGATAAGAAGACCTGCCCGATTTGCAGAATGTTTGCTACTTCTATCTTTGTTCCATATCGAGAGTTGCCTTTGGTTCATAGAGAAGGTATTTTTCGAGTAGGCGAAGTTCCAAATTCTCACCCGTATTGTAGATGTAAGGTTGTGCCGATTCCTTACCAAGCTGCACGGCGAGACCCGAGTGAAATTGATCCTGAAATGGAACAGCGTAAGAGGGAAGTGTATGATATGTGGCGTGAGCAGCAGGCTATTGTAGCCACTATGGACGAGAAGGTACGAACGCTTACCGAACAGATTTTAAATATCAGGGCCGGTCGGCAGGGTGCGTTGCCTTTAGAAGATAGACTTGAAATCCAGAACCTGCAATCACGTTTGAGGGACGCTAAAGCAGCGAGGGCAGATGCGGTATCACGAAGAGCAGAGTTGCGAACTGAATACAATAATATGTGAGGGCGAAATGGCAGGAATAGAGAGGCTGGCGGATTTAGGAGAGAATATTGAGGATAAACTCGATAAGTTATATAAGGAGCGAAATTCTATTTTAGCAGAGCTTGAGTCGTGTCTTGAGTTTACGAATGGGGTAAAACATAGCCCTCTGTATGGTTTGGGAAAATTATTTACGCAAGAATTTAACAGTCCTGCTGTGTACGATAACCATATTAAATTGTTGGATCACTTGGTTACGTTGTTAAATGCGCTGAAGGTGTACGACTCTTTAATTATATTTTTGGAAGTAGGTTATGAGGCTGGAGAGAATATATTAAAGGTGCAGGAGGACGAGCTTCCAGAAATCGACATTGAATAAACCGGCATTTTTTTTAAAAAAACCGCAAGAAAAAAATTTTTTACTTGACTTTTTTTAAATCTTTTTATACTTTTAATTTACAGAGAAAAAAAAGTAAAAAAAAGTTAAGGAGCCAAGAAATGAACCAGAAGGAAAAATTGATTGAGGCAGTTAAAAAGTTAAAAGAAGCAAAAACGGCTGTAGAGTATATCCATCCGGGATATACAAAGGAAATCCAGAATTTGATAGATGGATTTATGGAAAGTATAAGGGATGAGATAATGTTGGAAAATGGATTTTCCGGGCAGGATTACGAATCCTATATGAAAGCCGAAAAAATGGTAGAGGAGATATTTTCAAAATGAAGAAATCGATAAAAAATGATAATATAAGATTTGGTAGAGAGGAGGCCCTAAAAAGGGTCTCTTCCTTTTTGGAAGAGCCTAAATCTTTAGGGCTGAAGTTTGAAATAGCTGGCAGTTTTAGAAGAGGAGCAGAAACTGTCGGGGATATTGATATCGTAGCTTTTGACCAGGATGTTTGTTGGTGGCATTGGCATGTTGGTAAATTTGGAGGGAATCCATGGGCAATGGGTTCAAGAAATCTTGATTTTGATTTGGACGGTTTTCCTGTGAATATAAGATTTTTTAGTTCAAAAGAATGGGGAGCGGGGCTATTGTTTTTGACAGGTTCTAAGGAGTTTAATATTATCTGCAGGAATAAGGCAAGGAGTTTGGATTTAACTTTGAATCAATATGATTTATTTGATTTAGAGGGTAATCCTCTTGGTCTGGGCAAAAAAGAAGCGTGGATTTTAGAAAAGCTTGGTTTAATGGAATACCTTGATCCTGTAGCGAGGTTGTAATGGGATTTTCATGTGATCCTATAATTGAATGCCAACTCAATCCGGGGACGACGTTTAAAGCGCCGTTTCAGGTGAGGTGGAGGTCTGGAAGATTATCGGGAGGACTGATAAAGAGGTTATTTGTGAACTTCCCGGGAAATGTATAAAATATTATTCGGTAAATCAGTTTGCTTATTTAATGAGCGTAAAACGAATTTTCCATTTTGTGGAAGTCGTATTATAATAGGAGGTGTTCAATGAGAACATTCGATAAAGGTCAGGTCGTGGAAAATGAACTTTCTTTCGATGAGGTCGTAGAAGATTACTGTGAGCTTGCAGTTATCGAAAGCGAATCAAAGAAGTTGATGGACGGCCATCGTATTCGGCTGATTGATGAATATGATAGTCGGGGTATTACAGTCCATTCGAGTAATGGCAGGATTCTTGAGGTCAGGAAAACAGCTCGTAGAAAGGTCAATATCGAGGAGCTGGAAAAAGTGTGTAAGAAGAAGAATGTTGAGGTCGGTAAGGTTTATTATACCATCCGTCCAAAGAATTCAAATATTCCGCAGAAAGTCCTGGAAAGTTTGGATAAGTATTTTGTTCTGGAGACTAACCTTGAAGTGGATGTTAAGGATGTCCAAAAGGCTGTGGATACAGGACTCATAACACAAAAGGATTACGATAAGATTGTTGAGGAGAATAAAAGCTCTGCGCTGTATCCGAAAGTAGAGGAGGGAGAGCGTGCCAAGATCATTATGGACTGAGGATAATGGGTCACATGAGGAGGTAGATATTTCCTCAGTTGAGTATCCATCTATCGTCGTTGATTTTAATTCTTTGCACGATTCAAAAGAAGTAAAGGTTGAGAGAATATGGCTCCTTGAAAAACTATGGCAGAATTTTAATGTTGTGGTTTGGAGGGAGCCTAAGCTCTTTAAATTGAATCGTAGGAAGATAGAGGAAGATATTCGGGATTTTTACGATTTGAATATGGTTAAGATTCTTGAATGTTCTATTGATCGATTGAGAAAGTACCTGGTATTTAACCGTACCATTATATTAACTGACGATTCAAATGTTGGTAAGGTTTTGGGTTGGCTTGCGGTAAATCGTTTTGATCATAATTCTATATTTCATGATTTTCCTTATTTGGCGAGGAGGAAAGGTTAAAGTATGAATCCAGAGAAATTTTTAATGCTTAAAGTTTTGGAAGGGGATGCAAAGAGCAGGGATGCAGCATTTAAGCAGTTGAGTGACAGGGGAATTGATATATCATATTTTATGACCAGTCCGGATTATTGGTCTTTCGTAGTTAAACATAAAAAGCAGTATAAGTCATTTCCGTCCCGAAAGACTTTTGAAAAGCAGTTCGGGGTAAAGGAACAGATAGATGTTCCAGAGCCTTTGGCTTTTTATATGGATGAGATCGCACAGCATAAACGATATCGAATTGTGGCGAGTGCGATGGATAAGGCAGATGAGTTTTTTGCCGCAGATAAAATTGACGACGGCATTGCATATTTACGCTCTGAAGTAAAAAAGGTTGATAGTACGTTTGTAACAAAAGATATGAATATCGCAAAGACGGTAGAGCAACGTATTGAGCGGTATCAGTACAGAATTGATAATCCGGGCGTAGACGGAATACCTTCGGGATTGCCGCGACTTGATCAGGCAACTTATGGCTGGCACGGAGGAGAATTTAATATTATTCAGGCGTATTTAGGCAGCTATAAAACATGGACTTTACTTCACATGGCTAAAGCTGCCATGGAAGCAGGGTATCGCCCTCTCATAGCAACTGTTGAGATGGGGCAGTTCCAGGTCGCCAGGAGGCTTGATAGTATTTTAGCTAAAACTGCGTTTGAGAAGATTCGTAGTGGGCAGTTCCAGGATGATAAGGAGATCGAGGCATTTAAGCAACGGATGGACTTAATAAAGGGTATGCCGGAGTGTATTATTATAGGCGGCGTTTCTTTTGGGGAATTGTTTCTCCAGGCAAAGATTGAAGAGTATGAGCCTGATATAGTATTTATAGACGGGATTTATCTTATGGTTGATGATGATCCAAATTCGAGAAAGGCTCAGTGGGAACAGTTGAACCATATATCGAGAGGTTTAAAAATAACGGCAGAGAACTATCAAGTGCCGGTTATAGCCACTACCCAGGCTTGGAAAAAATCAGCGAAGCCTGGTAGTAAGGGTGATGAATCAGTTGATGATATAGCGTATTCAGGAGGTATGGCGCAGAATGCGGATAATATCGTTTCGCTTGGCAGGATATACGATTACATTGCTGAAGCTTATACAAACAGGATTTGGGTGAAGCTGACGAAATTAAGAGAAGGGGAGCCTATAAAGTTTCAGGCTACGCTGGATTTTAATTCGATGACGCTGCGTGAATCCATAGGTGTATCAGATGAGCGTTCAGCATCGGCTTATGAACTCTCTGGGGACGAGGATGAGTCTTTAACTGAAGGTAAAGATTACAATGTCGGCATTGATAAAGCAGTTATTGATGAGGACGAAGAAATTCCATTTTAGGTGGTAGTCATGGTACGAAAACAGGTTAAAAAAGGTGAAGATCGATTCACGAATATTTTTGTCAGGGAGTCTGACGTTGATAATAAACGTAAGGCTTTCCTCACGGAATATCTCTCTTTAGCAGAAGATGAGTACATGTCGAAGTTGTTGAAAAAACTTCTTTCACATGGCGAAGTATCAGCTATTGATAGAGAGAGGATCGACGATCTTATGAGAAACGTCGATTTAAGTGTTTTATATGTAGAGCAGCTTTTAAGGGATGATGAGCATGAAGGTGAAGGCTCTTTAGCTGAGCCTGGTGTAACAACTCCCATGTCTGATGTTGAGCGGCGGATAATGGTTGTTATGGATGCCGGAAAGGGCAGGCTTACAGGTTGGGATGAAAAGTTTATTTACGGGGACACCGGAGCGGCTCTTCTCAATCAGGCTAAGAATCGTGGAGGATGGCTTTCAGAAAAGCAGATAAAGCAGTTAAGTCGAATAGAAAATATTTTAGGAGTATGAGTATGAGCGATTCTTTAATAGACGTAGAACGAGTTATAAATGAGTTGAAGTTGCAGAAGGCAAAGTTGAATGGGGATGAACTTACAGCTTGTTGCCCGAATCCGAATCACGATGATCGCAACCCGAGTTGGAGCTTTAATATTCAGAGTCAGTTTTATAACTGTTGGTCGTGCGGGTTTAGTGGTAAGGGTTTGGCAAGTTTATATTTGAAACTCGGTTTTGATATTCCGGGATGGGTTTCAGAGTTGCCAGAGATAAAGAAGAAAAAACGTAAGAGGATGGCTCCGAAAGCGGAACCGGTTCCTGTTGAAATCAGAACTTCGTGGCTGAGTTGGCTTTCAGCAAATCCTTACGATGCGTATATGAAGTTGAAGGATCGGGGAATTACAAAGAAGGCTATCAAGGCATTTAATATTGGCTATAATGTAAGGCATGACATATTATTTTTTCCTTGTTTGGATTCTGAAGGAGAGCTTTCAGGGTGGGCAGAGAGGAGTGATAACTGGCCTAATAGGTATCGCCTTATGCCGGAGGGAGTAAACAGGGATAAACTTATCTTTGGAGCGCATCTGATAAAACATACGGAAAGGAATGTCATTTATCTGGTAGAGGGTCCTGTTGATTGCATGAAGATGTGGCAGTGGGGATTTAAGTCGGTGGCGCTTAATGGAAGTGTATTGTTTGACTACCAGGCTGAATGGCTTATAGATAATGCGTATCATGTTATTGCGATTCCAGATAATGATAAGGCTGGCCTTAAATTAAGGTATGATATTGTCGATAAGCTGAAGGATAAGGTCAGGCTGTCAGGGGTAAATCTTCCTGAAGATATAAATGATGTTGGGGATGCTGCCTGCACTAAGGAAATAATCGAAGCCGCAATTAAGGCGAGGATTAAGATTTGATATTTTCAGTAAAGCAAATCTATGGAGGAGTATTTAAGGATACTCCATGGGCGAGGAAAGATTTGTTTAATATTTTGGAGAGGAAAGTAAAAGATGCAGGTGGCAGAGTTAATTTTCAGCAGGTTATTTTTAGAGTAATAACAGACGAGAAAAATCGGACGTGTTTTGAAGCATCTGTGGATATACCAAAGTTGGATGAGCAGCAGGCTTTATTATATGTTGAGGAGTTATTAAATGAATAGGACTATCCATACGGAGTGTCAGTTTTGTAATAGGGTAATAGAAGTTTCCGATATAACGGAAACTAAAGGAACTGTGAGCTTTAAGTGTCCGCATTGCGGGCGTATCAATAAAATCAAAGAGGAGAAATGAAATGGCAAAGCAGTCAAAGAACGTGTCACAGCAGATTCCCGTTGATGAGTACAATCAGTTTTTTGAAGAGATTAACGGGATATTTTACGAAAGGGAATGGGAAGTCAATCAGATCAGGTACGCTATTTTGATGCAGGAGCATGTACTTCTGAAAGGCGTTCCTGGAACAGCTAAGTCAATGCTGGCTTTGAAGGTCTTTAACGGTATCGAAGGAGCAGAGGTTTACAAGAATCAGTTTACAAGGATGCAGGATGATTCTTATGTATTCGGCCCTCAGCTTCTCGATGAGTTTAAGCAGGGTAGGGTAGTTCATAACATTACCGGTTCGCTGATAACAGCGCATTTCGGTTTTCTGGATGAGTTTTTTAACGCCAGTGAGGAAACTCTGGTTGCTACTCTTGAGCCTTTGAATGAAAGGACTTTTACCAGACCGTTCCAGAAAGTAGAATGTCCGCTTATCACAGCTATAATGACCACGAATCAGGAGAGGGAATCAGAGAAGGAACTCCGGGCGGTGTATGACAGGATTATTTTCAAATCGGATGTTAAGGAGCTGGCGGATGTTCATAAGAGAATGGACATGTACCGTGATTACCTTTCAGATGTGACGGAGAATACCCAACCAGTTATTGCGTTTGATGATGTTCAGGCGGTAATTAAAGCCTTCGATGAGTTTAAACCTAATTTTTCAAACGGGATGCTTCTTATTTATGACAGGATCATTTCAGAGTACGAAGCGCAGGCGAATGTAAAAATGTCGCCCAGGAAAAAGAATAAGATGCTGAAGATAATTAAGGCATCGGTGTTTCTGCGTGGCGGAGTTGCGGATGTAACTATTGATGATATAGAGACTATAAAGTTCGGGCTCGTTGAAGGCGGCGATGTAAAGGGTATAGGTTATTTTGATACTATCTTTCTGAAGGTGAAGCAGTCTCTTGCTCAGTCGGAAGTTATTCAGAAGATGGAGTCGCTGTTTGATGCGAATAAGTCTGAGACTGATGTTTCTAAGAAGTACAAGGTTGTTCTTGGGCTGTCGAAAAAGTGCGATAAGATGATCGGCGAGCTGCAGAACGATTCATCCGCTGAAATACTCATCCCTCTTATAGAGGCTCTTAAAATGAAGGTAGATAAGTTTAAGGGCGAAATGCAGATTAAAGATGAGGATTTATTTTAGGAGGCAGCCATGAGGTTTTTGAAAATAGAACTTCCTCCTTTTTATAAGCAGATCGTAGAGGATACGCTGAGTAAGTATCCCAATGCAAGTAAGATCGGAGGTGATTTTTACCAGGATTTGATGTTTATAGTGGCACAGGGCTATGACATCATGTGGAAGTTTCTTGTGACTGTTCAGGATTTGGTGAACGAAGTTACGAGGGCTTACCTTAAAAATTCAATAAAGAATATGAGGCAGTATGAAGCCGAGCTTTTTACGATGAGGCTTGATCTGATAGATTTTGCAGATTCAGGGTTTGCCCGGGCGTTGAAGAATGACCCTTTTCTAAGGTTGGAAGAGAAGTTTGAGTTAATGGTTAAAATTCTTGATGCGATGGTTGGGCATGCTTCTACTCCGAGAGATGTTAAGGGAGATATGGCAGAGCTGGCTAATACTCAGTCTGGAGGAGTTAATAATATTCAGGGTCAGACTTCAGCAGGTCAGATAGAAGTGCCTGCAGATGCCGGCCAGATGGCAATGACCTCTCAGTTCTTTAAAGGTTTCAGTTTCATGATGTCTCACATGTTCGATCAGCAGGATGCGAGTTTTCATCAGCAGAAGGCTATAGGTCAGGGATACACTCGTGGGGGCTCAGCGGTAGAGGTTCTTTATAAGGAGTCTATCGGGAATAAACTTCAGATTTCTGACCTGGTTGATAAGCTTTGGTCTCAGCAGTATCTTGAGATGTTCGAGATTGCCAGGAATATCGAGTTTACGTTCAATCATGCCCGCAAGGGTAAGCTGGTGGAGTCTGATAATGTAGCGTCCAATATCACCATTTCTCGAATGAAAAGGATGAAGGACGTAAACAGGGCAGTTAAGATGGACATGGCTTTAGACGATATTATGGATAGAAAGATAATGAACCGGGATCTCCGTGTTTTTCAGCATAAGGAACGGAAAGAACAGAAGCAGTTATTGTACGCTCTTTTGGATAGCTCAGGGTCAACAGATGATTATTATCCTTCTCTTAATATCAATCGAATAGCTTTTATAAAAGCAGTAGCGATAGCTCTCGGGAAGAAGGCCATCGCTGATGCGAGTACGTTTTATTTCAGATGGTTTAATTCCAATGTAAGGGATGCCTATAAACTATTTGATCGTTCTCAGTGGGGCAACTTCCTTACACACATTCTTAATGAGTATCCTTCGGGAGGAACGAATATTGATTTGGCGATGCACGTTGCTGCTGATGACATATTTAAGGAAATTGACGGCATGGATAAAAGCGATATGATCGTCATTACTGATGGTACGGCGGATATTTATGAGACAGGGGAATTTCTTGAGTTAAAGCGAAGAGGAATGAAGTTCCATTTTATCTGCCTGGAGGATATACATACTAATTCAGGCCATTCAAATATAGAGAAGTTGGCGGAGACTTTTCAGGTAGTAGACCTGGATAAAGTGTCTGACCTGGCTTCTTATAAACCAGAGTTTAGGAAGGTAGTATAATGCCTTTTGAAAAAATAAGAAGTAATCCTTTAAATGATGAGGCTGATGAGGCAAGAGAACGTGTGAAATTAAGGCGGGCAGAGAGGCTCGCTTTAGAATATGTAGAAAATTTATTGCAGGAGTTAGAGTATGGGAAAGAAAGCTGCGCCACCGAGCTTACCGCTTAGGGAACAGGTTTTAGACACAAGTGTACGGGATAAGATTGTAGGGAAGCTGGAATCTAATTATAAGATACCAGATATTGACAGGCCGAAGAAGGTACTTCCATTTCCTGATGACGTAACTATATTATCATCTGATGAGGTCGGAAAGTTTTTGGTGATGTATGATGCGGAAGTAGCTTATATCAGGTCCCTTTTAGCGGGAGTTGAGGTGCAGGTAGATCATGCGAAAATTGTCATCAACACTTATCGCAAGAGGCTCTATCTTCAGTTTCGTAGCGATAGTTCGATACCAGATGCTCAGGCATGGGTGGATATCGATAACAATGTTGTTGATGCAGAGCTGGCTTTACATGAGCTTGAGACGGAGAGGAGTTTATTACAGTCGAGGCTTGATAATTTTATGAAGTATTCAGCCTCTATTTCCAGAGAAATCAGCCGCAGAAAGAATGATAGCTTTGGAATGGGAGAGCGAGCGACGGGCATTGATGAAAAGAAATCAGCCCAATCAGATCGGATTAAAGCTATCCAGGGCAAGGAGCTTGATCCGAAGAAGAAGGATAAGAAATAGCTTGACTTCGTGGGCTATTTTTACTATGTTATCTTTATGAATTTGGTAGGGCTGGATATTGGAGAAAAGACCGGATTCTGCGGACTGGTCTTGGACGATAAATATAATGTTGTTGGCTCAGAAGTAAAAGAGATTACAGTTGTAGAGCTGAATGAGTTTTTTGTGTTTAATTTGGCTCGGGCGGTTGAAGAGGCTATTGTAGCTTTTAATGCAGACTTTGTTGTTATTGAAGGTTACGGCTATGGTGGCAAAGGATTTTTTAATGTCATGCAGGCTGAATTAACCGGGCAGATTAAGAGGATGATGGTTGATGCGGGCATCTCTTTTTATGAGGTGCCTATATCATCTTTAAGATATGCTGTATTAAATAATGGCAGGGCAAATAAAGGTGACGCGAAAAAATTTGCCCAGGAGTTTTTTAAGAAGCATAATCTTATTCTGCCAAAATCGAGTGAGTACCATTTTACAGATGCCGTTATTCCAGCAGTTTTGGCTGTGATGTTTGTGCAGGGTACTCATAGCGAAGAATTTGAGCGAAGAATAGCTGAGAGTGTTATCGGAGGATGTCATGAACGTAGTATATTTAGCTTACTCGAAAGGTATCGAGAAAGAGATATTGAAAGCGTATCTTAATCATTCAGACGGGTCAGTAGTAATTGGCGAGTCTGTTTTAGCGATGCCCATAATAGTAAATGTGACTCCGGAAGATATCGAAGATTTAAAGCAGTTGGGCGTTTCAGTATATAAATGGGTTACAGAGTTTAGAACTGTGCGTAATCCAACTGAGGCAGCTTTGGATAGGTTCGGATTCCGGATTCAAAGGATTGTTAAAGCCGCTAAGAAGAGTGACATGGATATTCTTGTCATTTACGATGCAGAAGAAAATATTGATCTAATAAGGGATGAGTTAAAAAGATGGATACGAACAACAAAGTAAACTTCAAAGTAAAAGGAAATTCAAATGTGCATAACTGCTCTCTTTCTTTATTCAAACTAATAGAAGAAGGCAGAGATGTAGAGGTGTCCGCTATCGGGGCTGCAGCAGTGAATCAGGCGGTTAAGATTATTGTCAGGGCCAGAGCAAGTATGGCACAGATGGGGAAAGATTTAACTGTTCGTCCAGGGATGAAGAATGAAGTTGTGAATGATAAAGAGTTGAGTTTAACGATCTTTAATTTCAAGGTCGTGTGAGGTGTGAATGAGTTCTCTTGCAAAGTCAAATCCTACGGTAATAAAAAGGGCATTAAAAGATAAAGATGCTCAACAGGCTGAGTATAAATATACTAAGGCTTTATTTCAGCTTGGAGCAAATAAACTTCTCGAAGCTGTTAAGAATGATAAGTATCTTTTAAATGCCAGGGATTTGAGAGACTTGCATGCTATTAAGCAGCAGGTCGCCATTGATGATCTTGACGATGCCGGAGTATATTTTACTTCGTGCAATGCCTGTTTATTCAATAAGTCGTGTTCTCTTTTTGAGGTCGGTTCTGAATGCAGATTTAATTTAATGGGCGGGTCGTTACAGTCTTCCAAGGATATAGTTAATGTTATGGTCAAACTGCTTCAGATTGAGAGTGATAGGATACAGAGAAGTCTCCTCATTGAAAAAATGGAAGGAGGCGTTGACCGTGAAGTTTCAGCAGAAATTATGCAATATTTTGATATGGTGGATAGACTTAAAAATATTATGTCGAGGGAAGAGTCAGTTGAAATTAAGGTAAAGGGTCGAGGAGCTATTTCCAGGCTTTTCGGAGATGTAATTAAAAAACAGGTAGTGCCTGAGCCGGTTGAGGCTTCAGCAGAAAGTACCGATTCATAGGAGCATAGATGGCTAAGAACGTAGACAGCAAAGGCAGGAAGGTTTGTGTTATTTGTGGTAAGAATGAAGAGGAAGTTAAGTTTACTGCAAATAAAGGCGAATGTAATATCTGCCGTGGAAAGAAGGTAATGGAGTATGAAAACTCTCCTGAGAGGCTCGCTCAAATTTGGAGGGATAGGAATACTCTCAGGGCAAAAACCTTTGTAAAAGGTAAGAAAGACCCATGCGATGGATGCAATTTCGGAAGGTGCGATTTTTGCGTGATTTTTTATGCAAAAAAGAAGTATTTATCGCCTAAATCCGAGGAAACCAGGGCGTTTGTCAAGGAGTTTAATAAAAATTTGCTTGATAATATTCGCAAGGTTGTTAATATGAGCTAATTTACTATAAATTAGAGGAGATAGCGAATATGACAGAACAAGCACAAAACGGAGTGGATTCAGTTGTTGAAGAAACTGTTATTGATTCTCCGGCAGATGTTCCTGCAGAAGGAGCGGTAGAAGGTTCAGTAGAGGTAACTTCCGGTACAGATAAGGTCGTTTTATCAGTAAAGGAATTGGAAGATAAAATCAATACTGCTGTTAAGGCAGCTGAGAAAGAATCTTCCCAGAAGGAAAAGCAGAAGCTTTATGATACAATCGATAAGCTGAAGTCGGACCTTAAAGAAGCAAATTCATCGCTCAGTCAGTTTAAGAAGATTGAGGATGATCGTAAGAAAAAAGAAGAAGAGATTCGTCGTGCAGAGATGTCTGACGATGAACGTCGTGATGAGGCAATACAAAAGGCTAATCGCGAGCTTGAACAGTTAAACACCGCCTTCGATGTATTGAAAAGGGAAACTGAAGAGAAGCTTCGTCAAAAGGATCTGGAAATTTATCGGGAAAGGCTGATTACAAAGGCCAACGGTAAAGTAATTCCTGAACTTGTAACAGGTAATACTGTTGAAGAACTTGATGAATCTTTTAAGAAAGCAGTTGATCGCTTCAATTTTATTCGAGGGCAGGTAGCCGAGGAAATACAGAATAAGTCAAAGAACGAGTCAGTTAAAACTAACATATCCCAAGAAACTCCGAATCAAATAAAACAATCCCTTCCTAAAAATGAAAAAGAGCTTACGGCGGATGAGATCAGAAAGATGACCCCTGAAGCCTACGCTAAGTACAAAGAGGATTTACTGAACAAGTTCGGTGTTTAGCCTTTGTTAATAAATTCAATTTATTTTCAAAGGAGTTAGGATATGTCAGCTATGTTGGTAAGTGATATCCCTAATGAGATACTCACAGTATACTCAAGGGATGCATTATTTGAAGCAATGCCGATGATGTATTTTCGTGGGTTTTGCTCGTTTAAAGCTCAGCTTGGAGCCGAACCTGGCGAAACGATTCAGTTCTTAAAGATCGCAAATCTCGCCCCCGGGGGAAAACTCGCTTCTGAGACTGACCCCATTCCCAAACAGAAATATTCTGACAGCATTATATCCATCAGCGTGGATGAGTATGGTAATGCTGTGCAGATGTCAAAACGTGCGCTGGAGGCTTCTTTCAGAGATATGATGGCGGATGCGTCTGCTCTTCTCGGAAGGGATTATGGCCTTACTGTGGACGGAATTTGCCGGGACGCTTTTCTTGCGACTGCAAATAAGCAGTTCATGACAGCTTCTGGCGGTGCAGGGAAGCCTGCTGATGGCGAAGGTGCCGGTCTTGCGAACGTGAATGGTGCAATGTCAGCGTATGCGATTAAGAATGCAATCGAAACGCTGAAGACTATGAACGCTCCGCTGGTTGTTCGTGGCGGGGATCAGTTCTACGTTTGTGCGGCTCACCCTCACCAGATTCGTGCGCTGAGGGATGACTCTGCCTGGATCAATGCTGCTCAGTATGCACAGCCTGGTCTTCTGTTCAACGGTGAAGTAGGAAGATACGAGAATGTTGTTTTCCTTGAAACCACTCAGATGCCTATTCTTGCTGGAGCAGGTGCCAGTTCAGCGGATGTTTTCAGAGCTGTTATGTGGGGTGGAGAGCCCGTAGGTTTTGCCGAGACCGTTCCTTTTGGTCTGGTTAACGATGGAGTGGAAGATTTCGGTCGTATGGTATCAATCGGCTGGTATTCAATTTTTGGCGTTGGAATCATTCAGGATTACATCGTCGAGATTGATACGGTATAAGGATAGGAGGTAAACCATGGCTATAACTGCTACTTATAATGACGGGGTTACTTCCAAAACAATGGCAGTGCATAAGGCTGCCATTTCATCCTGGGCTCAGAATGATGAGCTTACGGTTAATCATGCGGAAGATAACCTGGGTGCCCGTGCGGTTAAAATCATACGGGCGAGTGATAAAGTGGATGTGACTTATACGGCAGATTATCAGATAATCTTTACCGATAAGGACACTACTGTTATCAAGGCACTGAACGCTACTCCGGTTGCGGTAGCTGTTACTGTAACTGTACCTACTTCATAGGAGGAGAATGATGTTCGGTAAGAAAGAAGAAGAAAAAGTTGGAACAGAGCAGGAAGCTGCCCCTGTAAAAGAGGAGAAGGCTTCTGTTGATACAACTGCATCGAAGAAATCAGAACCAATCGATATTAAGGCGGATAAGGACGGCCTGGTAACTGTCGAGATAAAGGTTTATGTCGGAGCGTTTAAGTTTGGTGGCGCCTGGTATGATCTGAAGGTCGGCAAGCATAAAGTTCCCAAAGCTGTTCGAGATGCGCTGAAAGCGAGAGGGGATTTAGGTTAAATGCATGATAAGAACAAAAGAGATCGCTGAAGCGGCAATCTTTTATCTTAACGGTTTTGAGATGAATGCTTACGATAATAAATACTGGCAGTTCGACGGCGATGAGGGAAAGGCTGATAAACTTCAGATTGACCTTATCAATAAGAAGTTGAGTGTCGAGCCGCTGGAATTTATGGATGCTATAAGGCGGGTAAAGTCTTTTAGTAACGGCATGAAGCTCAAAAAGTAGGTTGCATGGCGAAGATACGAGTTTACATTGATCTGGAATCTTTAGAGGGCTACGATTATAAATCTGTAGAGATTTATGAATGTGAGTCTCCTGATGATGACGGAACTTTAATCGATACAGTTGAGATCAAGGCGGGAGTGGACTACGTTTCGTCCACTCTTGCTGTTGATCCTTTTAGCTGGTTCAAGTTGGCAATACTTGACGGAGTAGGGGCGACTATTCTTGAGAGCGATGTTCCGGTTTTAGCGGAAGTTGCCCAAGATCGTCTTCAGTATATCCGGCAGGAGTTGAAGGATACCAATGAAACAGACCCGGCTTTTAGGGATGAAGAACTTATCGAGAAGATTCGTCTGGCAGCTTTACGATTCAATAAAATTCGTAATCTGTCTGAAGTTCCAGAAAATATTTGGCCGATCATCACTATTCTGGTAAGGATAGATACATGCTATGTATTAGCTTATGACTATGCCCGGTATGTTCGGTTGGAGATACCTGGAGGGGCAGCACTTTCAAAAGATGCGTTATATACACATTATTTGGAAGTGGCGCAGAAGCTGGAAGATTATTACGATAAGATAATGAGTTCGCTTACGAGAAAGGGTACACAGGAAGTTGATGACGACTCCGCAGATGGATTTCTTAATGTTAATGTCAGCAGTATGATCTATGATCGTTCTGAATGTTTCGATGAGGAGAGGCGAAAGTGAGTTTTGGAGAAGCTACATTAAGCGAATTGCTTGAGGACTATAAGGGGCTTCTCTCTGAAAGTGAGGAATTGCTCGGAGCAAAGATTATGCACCTCGCACCGCCTGTTTCTGAAATAGTGAGGGACAGACTTGGAGGGACGAAAAAGATTGAAAGGGTTTCCGAGCCTGAAAGTATAAATGGCGGGTCGATTGTATTTTCTCCGTCGGAAGAGATGTTAAAGCGTGTGGGTATTCAGGAAAGAGTAGATGCCCTTATGACTTTGGCGACATCGAATTTGCCTGAGACTTTTGATAGAATGAATTCAAGATTTATTGTGGATACAGATTATCGCAGGACTCAGGAGTTTAAAATTAAGGAAGTACGGGGCGTTGGTCAGGTGAATAATGAGTACGTTTATCTGGCGATTGGTTTGGTGGTAATGTAATGAGTGGAGTAGATATAAATCCAAAATTATCGGTAAACTTTTCAGGAGTACCTTTAACTCTTATTGGGCCGAGAGTTCGCAATGTGTTAAAGATAACAAAGCCTGAAGTTGAGAAGGTAATTGCCCAGGATTTTTTGGCTCATTTAAGAAAAGAGCTGCGTAAGAATAATCTTGGGCTTATTCCATTGAGAGCAACTACCATCAATCAGAAACGCAAGATGGGGTTAAAATATCCTTCTGTGCCTATGTATGGGGAGGGTCTTGACAGTCCGACATCATATATTTCAAATATTGAAATGGTGGAGACTGATAAAGGAATCAGGGTTCAGCCGTCACTGAGATCGCACCATGGCGGATTGACTGTAATGAAATTAGCAGTTATTCAGGCAAGTGGATTTAACAGAGGCGAAACCGTTGTTCCGGCAAGGAATCCTATAGAGGCGGCAGTAAGGACGTTTAAACCAAAGGATAGCCATTTTAAAGTGGCTAAAATATTGAGGAATAGATTCAGAGCTTTATGGAATTGATATTTGATGATTTTTCAGATATATCAGGGTGGGTAGCGAGTGATGCATCTATCGCATTGGAATCAAATAAATTTTCATCGCATATTTTATCTGGTAATCAGAGTTTAAAAATAAGCGTTGAAGGTGCGGCAGGGCATTATTTCGAAAAGCAGTACGCTTCCCCTATTGATATATCAGAGTTTGAAAATCTTCGGATAGCTGTTTCTAAATATCGGTCAAAATCATCTTATTCAAGGAATCAATTTTCTGAGTTTAAGATGAAGGTGGCGATAGGAGATACGGTTGCCGGAGTTTTTACGTCCATAGGTGAATGGTTTATTCCGGTTTTTGGGAAACAGACACTCGAATCAGTGAATATTGAGTTGCCTGGTGCAGCCTCATTCGATACTATCAGGTTTACGATACTTGATGATGATTATGAGGTTTGGTGGCTTGATCATTTTATTGTGTGTAATGACGAGTTTGTAATAGATAGTCTTTTGGCTATACAGAAAGAATTAGACTGTAAAATTTCTAATCCGTTGGGCAATCCGTTAACAGCTTTGACGGCAGGCAGTGAATCATTAGAATTACCGGATTGGGCAAATGTGTCCCGGTACTCTGTTATTCAGATATCGGAAGGAGATATTTCCGAAAAGCATATCGTTTCAGGGGAAGTAAGCAATGGAGTAGTGCAGTTTGAGGACGAGTCATATTTTGGTGGTAAGGCGTTACTGAATGATTTTACGACTGCTGCCACTATCTCTTTAGTGGTTCCGGCTTTGATTGCTGGAAAATTTGCCCCGATAGTTATACCTGGGATTTACATTGCAGGATTTATTCCGGTAACAGATATGATGGCGCAGGTTGACACTGTACGTGATTCTTATAGGGTAGACACAAAACGATTCAGGTTAATTCAGCCTCGCAGGGATTTAAAGTTGCCGGTACAGATTGAAGTGCAATGTTCTTTACCGGAATTGATGGTAAGTATCAATAATTATATACAGCATTTATTCAGCGATACGGGAGTGTTGTTGATAAATGGGATAAAGCATGATTTAATGTATGAGGATACGCCTAAGTATGATCCCGGGGATCTGGAAGGAGATATCCCGTATTCAGTTCATTTTTATAGCGTGAATATAATTGATGTTCTGAGTGCTCAAATTTCTTATGTGGATATCCCAGTTTATAACTTGAATTTTGGTGTTTATACTTTATAAGGAGTTGAATATGGACGAGCAACTGGATGTTAAAAAGGCTGACGTAGGGAAGCCGAGTAATACATTCTTCTCTCCTAAAAAGAAGGATGTTAAAAGTTCAGCGAAAGCTGGCGTAAAGAAATTTAGGAATTTGGGCGGTTCTCCGATTTCCATAGGCTTCAAGGGTAGAACGGTAACCTGGCAGCCTTTTGGTGTTCAGGAGCTTCGTCTGGATGAATGTGGTGACGCGGCATTTAAGCGGCGAATAAATGAGTTTAAGGAGGTTAAATAATGGCCTCAAGAAAATTGGGTGTTCATGGAAAAGATTTACCGGCGCTTGTTCCGGCTGTGGCTGGAGATGCTGCGATAAATACAGCGGGGATGGTTTTCCTCTCTGAGCGTGGCCCGGCTGAAGTTAAGGAAGTAACGAGTGCTCCTGAGTGGGCAAAGATTTTTGGCGGGTACGTCAAAGGTTTTTACGGTAAATATGAGGCTGAAGGTTTCTTTCAGAATCTTCAGGGGGTAGATGGTACGCTTTTCTGTCGAAGGTATGTACCGGCAGATGCGTCTGCAGCTTACGCTATGCTTCAAAACGGCGACTCTGTAGATTCTCTGAAGCTGTCGGCGGCTTTTCTGGGAGCCCTTGATAAAGGGTCACATGGAAAGAAAGTTCTCTATACGGTTCTTCACAGTAATCGTGTTGAGGATACGCTGGTTGCGGCTGCGGATATCGGGGCAGTTAAGCTGTACGTCAACGGAGCGGTAAATTTTGAGGTTGGGGACCACATCATTATAAATAATGGTGCTGAGTTTGAGACCAAGGAAATTATCAGTAAAGACGAGTCAGAAAATTCGCTTACTGTATCAGCCCTTACAAAGAGTTTTGCAGTTACTCCCCAGGCTGGTTTTCAGAGATGGGGGTTTTCTGTGGCGAAGACTGCGGCCTCTCTTGCTGGCCTGGCTGCGGGGACTTATACAGCTACAATCACGATTGACGGCGTGGCAATACCTGTATCGGTGACGGCTGCAGGTTCTGAAACTATTCAGCAGATAATCGATGAGATTCAGGCTGATGTCGGAGCGGCGGGAGTTGTGTCCTTCGATGCTGTAGGGAACGGCTTTATTAAGGTTCTTTCAGCTACTACTGGACTCACTTCAACAGTATCAATTTCGGATACAGACCTGTTTGCCGGGTTGACGGATGTTCTTGGAACTCCTGAAACAGCAGTTCCAGGCGAAGAGTCTTCCTCTGTGAAAACGCTGAATTTCGACCTGGCAATTTACAGGAAGAATTCGGTAGGAGTTATTGAGCTTCAGGAGAATTGGACTTTCCTTTCTATGAGTCCTCTCGTTTCGACTTATGTTGAACGTGTCCTGAATAATCAGTATTCCGGGTCAATGCAGTTGCTTGGTGAGGATCAAAGCGCACCGGTTACTGTGGATCACTTCAATCTTCTTCCTGTGGAGGTGGCTTTACCGGTCGCTCTTGACCAGGGCGGAGTTGATGGTACTCTTCCGGGGAATTCTGATTGGAATACCCTTTTGGCGGAATTTGATGTTAAGGATATTCGCCATCTCTGTAATCCTGAAAGTATTACCAAAACCGTGAATGATTACGGTGAGGCGTACTGTAAAGGTCGGGGTGACTGTATCTGGTATTCAAACCTCCAGGGGAATCAGACTTATGCGGAGCTTCTCATTACTGGGCAGCAGTATGTTGTCAGCAATGATTCGTACCGCATGAATAATAATGGTTGGCTTGAGATTTCTGATCCTATCGGGGTCGGTGTAGAGCCTACTATTTATGTTCCCAATGTTGGTTTCATCATGGGTTCTGTGATTTACTGGATTTCAAAACATGGTTACCAGAGGGTTCCTGCAGGCGTTCAGGAAAGTCTGCGTGGTGTGCTTGGAATCTGGGGAGATCAGGTACTTGATGATGTAAAAAGAACAAAACTGGCTGATCTTGGTATTAACCTTATTCAGTTCGTTCCTGGTTCTGGTATTTGCCTGAGAAATGGCAGGATGGGCTCCACGAATAAAGCGTATAAATGGTACAATCAGATATTCATGCGTCTTTATTACAAGGTGACTTTCCAGCAGTCTTTTCAGGAAATTGAGAACGAGGAAACTGGGGAAGCTCTTCTTACTAAGCTGTTTAATGCTGTGAGAAGTTATATGCTGGTTGATTATAACGGCACCAGCGCGCGAACAGGAAAGAAGTCTGCGTTTCTTCGCATGACTGGCGGGAAGTTTGAAGATGTTGTGACCATTATCTGTGATGCTTCCAACAACACTAAGGAAGACGTTTTAGCGGGTAATGTAAATGTGCATCTTTATTTTACTCCTCCGCCGCCTGCTGAGTCGATTGAGATAGGTGTCGGAATATCGCTGCAAATTAAAAGTGCGGCTGCATAAGGAGGAATAAGATGCCAAGTCGAGTTAATGCTTTACTTATAAATTTCGCTGTTGAGATTGAAGGCCGCAGGATATCCGACATAATAGCCTGCACTGGATTTACTCTCGGTGAAGAAGGGCAGATCGAGGTTCCTGAAGATGATAGGATAGCTTCGATTGCTGATGGGCGTAGGAAAATTCCTGCGGTCACTATGAAGTATCGTCTTCTTAAATCATCCACCGCTGAGGGAGGTACACATAAGTATTTTTCTGATTGGTGGACTGCTCGGGAAGGAGATAACAGAACTATTACGGTGGTCTGGCTTGAAAGAGACCGTAAGACTGAAATTATGCGGTGGACTTATGTTGACTGCGAATTTTCAGCGTTTAAGGGTGAGGATCAGGACTATGCTTCTCCGAAGGTCGGTGTTATGGAGATGACTTTCCTTCCTTACGATATTCAGCATTCGATTGCCTCTGCTGGGCAAATATATACGAGTTAAGGGGTAAACCATGAAGAAAGATAGCGATAGCATAGATGTCGGCCTCGATGATCAGGATATGTCGCCTGAGTTATCCAGGCCGGCAGTAAATTACAAGATCGTGGAGGGTCCTGCAGAGCTTCCACTTGGTATGTTTGATTACAATACTAAGAGGTGGTATAGGGGCTACGAGATTGAGAAAATGAGTTCTGATATCCTTACATCTTTTCATGAGGAAGTGAATCCTTATAAGATGTTTGGCAGAATGGTTGCGAAGGGACTAACTAAGATTTTTGATGTCGATACAGGGGAGGAGTTTCCTGGGTGGAAGCAGAAGACTTCAAAGCTGTTCTTTCAGGATACCTTTTTCTTAATGATGGAAATTCTCATTAAGACGAAAGGTACTTCCCTTGTACCGACTGTTTATAAATGCCCTCAATGCAAACAGTTTACGAAGTTTGAAAATCCTATAGGGGAATCCGGTGGGCCTGATGGTTCGGATGGGTTCGACCTTACTGCGAGCGCAGATGAATTATCCTCTCTTGAAATGGAAGATATAAGGGAGATTCCTTTTGTTGAGGTCAGGGATTTATCTGAGCCAGTATTGCATTTTCACTTCGATGATGGCGTTGTAGTTGAAGGCGAAAGATATACGGAATTTTCTTTCAGGATACCTGAAATTGGGGATTATATCCTTAAAGCTGGAACGAGTACGACACAGGGCGGGGAAAAGCGTGTGCTGTTTCATTGCCTTACCAGTATCAATGGGATAAAGGGCAGCGAACTTCAGTTGTTGAAATCAAAGCATGGGATTGGACTCCTTTCGTTTAATTTCAACGATTATCTGGAAGTTCTTAATAAGCTCAATTCTATGGGGTACGACTATAGCCAGCATAAAACAACGTGTTCGCATTGCGGATATGAGTATAGGACGGTGTTTGATTTCACAAATTTTTTCGGCTCACTCCTCGGCAGACGATCTATTTAGAGTACGCTGAGGAGGGTGATGGAGTTGTTTATCCGTTTGTCAGTTGGGACGAAAGACCGTTACTTGCATCTGCTAAGTTGTTTGAGTATCCGTTGGAGCAGGTTTTATGGGAAAATTCAGTATTATTTGAAGCGTGGAGAGGTGGAATCTCTCATGCTGAATTGATGAAGTTAGCACCTTGGCAACGAGAAAAGTATATTGAGATTGCAATTTACTGGGCTGAGAAAAAGCGGAATAAGGCAGGTAGTTCCGGTTCTCAGGTTCCAGGTTCTTAATTGGAGGTTCTCGTTTGGCCGATACCACAACAGTAGGAGTTAACTTTGTCGCTCAGACTCAGGATGCTCTTGGAAGTATATCATCACTTGAACGGTCGCTTGAGCGTTTAGCCAGTGCAGGCAGAGCCCTGGGCATGATCGGTGCCGGTATTTTAATAGGCCAGCGCATCGGTAGTGCTCTTGGCAGTGTTGTTACTGCTGGTGAGACTGCTGAAATACAGATAGCGCGACTAACCTCCGCATTTACCGAATTATCAGGAAGAACAGGCGTTCCAGCTGCTAAATTGGCAATGGACGAGTATCAAAAGGCTGTGCAGTTCGCTGCAGAGACGCCTTTTGATGTCCAGGGAGTTATTGATGGCGTAGTAGCTATGAGGTCGATGGGAGTTGATCCTTTGGCGATGTCTTTTCAGAATATGTCAGGGCAAGCCACAAACCTTATGACTATTCTTGGAAATACTGTAACTTCGGCACAGGATTTTAAGGAAGTTCTTTTAGCATTTCGATCTGCAAGTAATGGAATGATGGGAGTAACTTTATTGGCCCGCAGGCTTAATATGAATGTTAATGACCTGAAGAAAGGGCTGGATGGGCTGTCTCCATCTACTGCCGCATGGAGAAATCAGATATTGCAGAACATTGCAGTTCAGCCAAGATTTCAGAACGGTATGGCTTTAACTGCCAGAACATTACAGGGTATAAGATCAAATATTGAGGATATGGCAGATCAGTTTGTAACTGCCATGGCAGATATTCAAAATTCTGCCGGTTTCTACGGAAAGTTCAAGAAGATAATGGAGGACTTTAAGACCTGGCTCGAACAGAACGGGGATAAGTTAAAATTCTTTGCAAAGGTAGTTGGGCTTGTTCTGGGGCAGTTCCTTGATATAGTCTGGGCATTGCTTACTCCGGTAAGGGCTATTTTCCAGGCAGTTGGAAACTGGATGGTATCAGTTCAGGCGAAAATGACCGGGGCGGTCAATGCAATGACGGATAGGGTGGATGCCGTGGGTGCAAGGATGCGGGCTCTGGCAACTTTTTCTGAAAGGCTATCTCTTTATATTTCACTTGTATTCGGTTGGTTGAAAGTAAAGATCGAGGATTTTTATGCAGCAATAAATAAATTTCTGCAGTTTCTTGGTGTGGATGCCTCGGATATTCTTTTGGCTTTTGTAGCAATTATCGGTGGTAAGCTGGTGTGGGCAATAGGTAAGGCTATATTAAGTTCGATTACTTTACAGGGAGTTCTGGGTGCTCTCGGAAAGGTTGGGATTCTCCTTTTAGTTGCACAGATAATTTCTCTTATAAGGGGTTGGGATACGCTTTCAACAAAAGAGAAGATCGTGCGTGGGTTATTGATAGCCCTGACTGCGATTTTTGTAGGGCTTACATTTGCGTTAAAGCTGGCTACGGCTGCCGGTATCGCATTCAATATAACTATGCTTTTAAATCCGGTCGGTTTGGTAATTCTCGCTATCGTGGCGCTTATAGCTGTAATTGTAGTTCTGGTAAAATATTGGGATGATATTGTCGCAGCGGTGAAGAGGGCGTGGGACGCATTTGCTGGTTTTCTTGATGGGCTTGGAACATGGGGAACGTCAATCAAGAATGGGCTGTTGAGCATATTCGACGGAGTTAAGGAATATTTTAGCGGGCTGTGGGATATAATAGCCGGCATCTTTACACTTGATTGGAACCGTATAAAAGGCGGGTTTGAAAAGGTACTTTCTGGGCTTACGAAAATAGTAGACGGTATCATGGACATATTTTCTGGGCTTGGGAGTAAACTATTCAGTATGATTGGCCTCGGGGATCTGTGGAATTTGATAGAGGATTATTTCAGGGGAATTATCCAGGGTATAAAAGATATCCTCGGAGGATTGTGGGATGTTGTTGCCGGCATTTTTACAGGGAACTGGGATAGGGTTCTTGAAGGTTTTGGAAAGATTTGGGAAGGAATAGTAGGTATATTTACTTCAATATGGCAGTTTATTTCTGGGCTTGCAGCAATGTTCTGGGAAGGTTTAACGAAACTTGGAGAGAAGCTTTTGGGGTTCGTCAAAGGAATCTGGAACAAAATAAAAGGGACGTTTTCAAGTCTTATTGACGGTATAGGTTCCCTGGCTTCGAGGATATGGGATTTTATCTCATCGCCTTTTAGGAGAGTCGGCGAAACTGTTGGCAGAGCTTTTAGCGGCATAGTAAGTTCTGTAAGTTCTACAATAGAAACAATAAGACGGTTTGGGTCAAGGGTATTTAACTTCATTGTTGAACCTTTTAAAAAAGCATACAACGCAATTAAGAGTGCGCTTGGTAGGGTGTGGGATTTCCTTTTTGGGGAGAATAGACAGCCTTCAGAAATAAGGGTTAATGGACGAGTTACTACTGAGGGTCCAACTGGGCCTCGTAGAGCTGCAGGCGGGCCGGTGTATGCAGGTAAAGCGTACACAGTTGGGGAGAACGGGCCGGAATCCTTTATTCCGAGTATGGCAGGGCACATTATCCCTAATGGCGGAACGAATGTGGCGCAGTCCTTGACTTTATCTGTAAATGTAGATGCAAGAGGGGCAACTGATCCTGATGCTGTAGGCAGAGCCGTAGCAGATAGATTGAGAACTTCTTTACCGGATATGGTGAGGAACTGGTCATTTTCGGCAACATAAGGAGGAAGTATGACTCAAAAGCAGGATAGTTGGGTAGTAAAAAATATCTTCAGTCTGATAGCCCTTCTGATTACAGTTGGAGGTATGATAGCTGGCTATACACGCCTTGAAGTGGCGGTATCTGATTTGAAGTCGAACAAAGTGGATAAAGAAGTTATCCGGCAGGTGACCACGGAAGTAATGGTGGATAAGATGGCATTAATGCAAAAGGATATTTCTTTTTTGAAGGATCGTATCGATAGGATGGAAGAGAACATTAAAGTTCTTTTTCGTAGGAGTGGGAGAGAGCCAGTAGTTATGAGTCCAGCGAAGTGAGGTATCTATGCCTTTTATGAAGAAAAATCCGCTCGGGAAGTTTAGGGTGCCTTGGTTCATGGTTGATCTTGGTAATTATACCGTGATAACTTTGCCGAATGTTCCTCTTCAGGTGGATTCAATAAAGCCGATAAATTACGCAAAAACAAAATCTCCCGGGAATGAGTTTGAACCTATACAGTTCAGCAATATGGGCGCTCAGGAGATAAACTTTGAGATAAAATTGGCAAATAGAAACTGGATGTGGGGGAATGTACCTATACTTAAATTGTTCGAGAATCTGAGGACTCCTGCTGAAAGTTTGCTTACCATGCTTTTTAATAACGTGAGTAATGCAAATCCACAGGTAATGTTCTGGTACGGTACAGGGAACATGATTCCGTTGATATATTTTGTGCAGAAGTGTGATTTCAGCCATAAGGCATTTACACAAATGGGGTATCCGACTGTTACTGACATAACCATGAGCTTGATTCTGGATGAGGATTCAATTCTTTATAAGGCAGAGAAGATTGCGCGAATGGTAATGATGTATGTTGGGATGGCAGAAGCCGTTTATAACGTAGTAATGTCGTTTTTAGAAGAGAGGCCATACTAATGAGGTACAGGCAGTTAAAGGAAGTAGTATTTGTAAATAGTAATGGCGAAAAGAAGGCTCTCCATGGCTGCAGGCCGGCGGAAGTTTATACTTCGACGGTTAACCAGGCGAAAGAGAAGGAGAGGGAGTTGGATGATTTTGCTGTTTCTATATGGGGACCGAGATCGGAGATTATGTCATACCGATTGAGGGAGCAGAATATTGAAAGGATGCTTGTTGAGGATTTCAATGAGCGGGCTTTTACGAATGTATCTATACCACCGAGGTTATAATGGCGTTTTGGTCTTCATTTACTGAAGGAACATGGTTGCCCTACTGCCAGGTTTGGATAGGGTCAAGATCAGGTGCGCCTTCTTTGGTGGGGGATTCTCTTCAGAAATTGGGTATTTTTTCTGATGATGTGACGGCAAGAAGATTTTTTACGTCAGTAGAGGTAAGACTCGAAGGTAGGAAACCTAATACTGCTCAGATTAAGGTTGTAGATAATTTTGGGCTCATGGATAGAGGTATTCATGCAGGAGTACCGTGTTACATAAAACTGGGCTATGCTTCTTCGGCAAAGAGTATTTCAATCGAACCTACGGCAAAGTTATGCTTTATCGGAGTTATTCAGAGGCCAACCGTAAGTTTTAGTGAAGAGGGCGTAATAGAACTTGAAATACCCGCCAGGGATACGACGGATAAATTGAGGTATGAGAAGAAGACGAGGAATTTTTTACCTATGCCGAGAATGGCTATAATTCAAATGATTATGGCTCCGTACTTGGCAACTTCATTTGCTCCCGGTACGGTTTTATTTGAGACCATGGCTCAGGTTGAAACAGGTTTGAGGCAGGTCAATATGACTGACCTCGAATTTTTATATAAGCTGGCGAATGATTGGGGATGTACTTTTGATGTTCGCCCTGTAGCAGCAATAAACAGGCTCACTTTCTTTTTTGTAGATGATTCTTCAGATGGCGATTTGCTTATAGGAGCTTTACAGCCGGATAGGAATATAATGCCAGTCTATAAAATGGATTGGCGGGACGGACTGAAAAATGTTGCTTCGTTGAAATTTAGCGGGGAAGCATCTTCAAGAGGCAATAAAGGAGGGGTGTTACGGCGTACTGATACCGGAGAGATGGAAACAGTAGATTCGGCTGTTGTAGGAGTTGTGGATGAGCATGATCCGGCAAACTGGGAGCTGGATCAAAGTAAAGTTGATAAATGGATAAGGGAACATCCTAACTCAAATATGGATGACTTTTATAGGATGGCGTTCTCAATGCCTATTCCAGCAATGCACGCAGCTTTTTTTACAAAGAAGACCGTGCAGAGGTTTGGAACTCCTGTAGCACCTGATTCACAGGATAGATCGGGTTTGGGCGCAGGAGGGTTTAAGTGTGATTTTGAGCTTGTAAGAGGTGATCCTTTTCTTGAGCCGAATATGCCTGTCGATCTTGGAGGGGATGTATATTCAAGGTATAAATCTTCTCAGTTATCGATAGGAAGGGATGTTGTTTCTGGAGGAACTTCCAGATTTGTGCCGCATACTACTGGAATGTTGTATTGGAGGGTGGCCCAGGTGACGCATTCATTTGGACCAGATGGACTTAAAACAAAAGGGGTTTTGAAGAGATGATGGTAGACGAGTCTGAATTCGGGCTATTTTTAGATGTCCTTGTTGATAAGATAAAGGATCAGTTAAAATATTATCGGACTTACTCTGCTAAAGTAAAAGTGGTGGCAGATGTGATGTCGGAGGGCAAAGTTGCGCTGGAATGTCAGGAGCTTTTGGCGAAAGACCCTTTATCGTATATATGGGCAATGCCGGTAGGGAATCCACGGTCATTTCTTCAGCCTAAGATGGACGATAATGTAATTTTATTTTTTAAAGATGCGGACGTGAATCAGCCCAAATATCTTTCTGAAATACAGTCAGATATGATTGAAACAATGCCTATACAGAATAAGTATATCTTAATGCAGGCGGCAACTTTTGGAAGTAGCCTAATGTGTGATGACGCTTTAGGAGGGTTTACGATAGAGAGTAAGTCACCAGCAGGGTCAGCGGCAGCAATAGAAAAGATGGTTTTGGGAGAGAAGCTCAAATCTTTGATTGACTATATTTTGGATTCATATATAAAAGATATTTATGAGAGGCTGGAAAAGCTGGACGATGATTTAATGAAGCATAAGCATACGGCTCCTATGGGGCCAACAAGTCCAGCATTGCCTCCTACGCCAACAAATAGAGCGGCGGATAAGTCAGCCATAGCTGGAAAGAAAGCTAATATTTCAGCGAAGAAAAGTGAGTATGCGGTGCCAGGTAATTTACTGAGTATTGTAAATAAGAATAATTGAGGTAGCGATGAGTTCAAAGAAATCATTACTTGAGAGTCAGTTGGTTTCAATACTTTCAAATATCGGGCAAACTGAGTCTGCATCAAAGAAGGCGTCTGAGCTTGCTGCTGCGATTGATGCTTATGTAGATGCCCGGATTGCCGGTATTACTGGAGTTACAGGGTCGGGGACTCCTGGAGGGCCTTTACCAATACCTCCCGGAAGTTTGACATCACCGTAGGAGAATATATGGCTTCTGAAATTGAACAATTAAATTCCCTGGATAATTTCTTCAATAATGATGACTTGTCGATATCATTGAAGATAAAAAGGGACTTATTTAATTATTTGCAGACTAAAATTGGTGAGGGGCTTTTTTCGAGAAATTCGGGAGGGCTCCTTAATAAATTTGAGAATGAAGCAAATAGCGAGCTTGAGGATATTATTTATAAATCCCAGATTGTGCAATCTGTTGGAGAATATAATATGTCATGCCCTACAGAACTGCGAGCTATCGTAGGGTCAGATATGGTAGCGATAAAACGTCAGGGCAATAGTGTTCAAATTTTGGTGGTATTCGTCCCCATGCAGAATCCCTCAGTTGAGGCGTTAAATAATGTGGTAGTGAATATCCCGAGCGTGGGAGGATGATATGTCTGATAGCGATATAAAATTACAGCCATTTAATTATAAGACTTTGACGTTCATGGAGTGGATGAACGCCATAAATTCGCATGAGTTATTTGCGGATAAGCCGGAATGGGTGAAGGTTCTTTTAGCAGCCAGGGCGGATATATTGGCAAGTTATATTGATGCCAGAGCTAATAATAATATGTTTCACTCAATGTATACCAAGCAGGCGGTGTATGATTTTGCAAGGTATCTTGATTATACTCCTTCGACACCCTCATGTGCCACAGGGGAAATTCAGGTAACGCTTTTACCGTCGGTAACTTTACCGCATACAATATCTAAAGCAGATTTGGTATTTCAAACTCAGGTTGCTGTTGGTGGGAATCCGGTAAGGTTTTCAGCATTGGCAGATCACACTTTCAATTCTTTGGTTGAGAATATCCCGGTAATGGAAGGGGCGCAGTATTCAGACACTCTTCCGGCAGTTTTGGTAGGAAGTGAGTTTGAAGAGGTCATAGTTCCGAGGGAGAGTATGGTCATTGGATCTGCGTCCATGACTATAAATGGAGAAATTTGGGAAGAGGTTGAGCATTTCTTTGATAGTGGTAATCTCGATAGGCACTTTAGAGTATTATATCTGTATGATAAGACTGTAAAGGTCCGAGGTGGGAATGGTGTCTATGGGCAGAAATTCCCTGCTGGCTTTGAAGCCATATTGACTGCATGGTATGGAGGCGGAACGAGAGGGAATTTATCTGCTGGCAAGATTTCAGTATATACTGGTCAGGATGCTTATGTTAAGGAAGTAACAAACCCTGCGAGAACTTCCGGAGGGGCAGGGGAAGAAAGTATCGATAGAATAAAGACACTTGCTCCGCTGCTTGTAGCCGCTCAGGATAGGTGTGTTTCGTCAGATGACTTTTGGGCAATGTCAATGAAGTATCCGGGAGTTGCGAGGGCTTTTGTTCAGCCGAATTATTACGGTCTTCTTTCTGTAAGAGTCCAGATCGTGCCAAATGGTGGCGGGGCTGCGAGCGAGTCATTAAAGAGTAATCTGACTGATTATCTAAAGGGCAAGACGCTCCTTTCTTCAATATTTGTTCAGGTAGATACGGCGGACTATCAGCCGGTGGATGTCATTATAGAGATTCTTCCAGAGGAAGGATATACTTATGCTGAGGTGCTGCCTTATGCTCAGTTGGCGGCCAGGTTGGTTGTAGGTGAGTGTACTGCAGAGCTTAAAGAGGCGCTTCTTTCAGAGGGAATTGCTAATACTGTGGATTATATAAATTCTCTGTGGAGTTTTTCGTTCGATTCAAGTGATGATGTAGTTTGCCGAATAATAAAAAACATGATAAATGAGTCGGAAGTGCGGGCGTGGAGTAAGGATATATTCTCAAATGAATTCTATTCTTTGACGGATCAGGTGGACGGGATTGATGAGATTATCGTAGTGGCTCCTGCAAATATACAGGCCATTGATTTGAATAAGATTTCTTCAGCGGGTACTTTATCATTTATGGAAGCGGATAAACCTGAACGTATTGTAAATGATGGCATAGCTGTAGGAAGCAGTGTTTCTGCTGGAGTGTTATTTGCTCCATCGTCTTCATCAGGAGTCGCATTGCATACTTCATGTTTCTGTGAGGTTGAATAATGGGAATTTACGATCCATTCTTCAGTGAATTTCCAGATTCTATCCAGAATTCCGGGGATGCAGGGTGGGCTGAACTTGCCGTAATAATGGACGGTATCGATGAGGATTTGAGGAATGCTGTTCTCGGGATGAAGGATTTCTGGGATGAGGATAAGTGTCCAGATGAGTTTCTTCCTTTTGTGTCTTTTGCTATCCATGGCAGAGCGGAATATGGAGAAGAAAGTATAATCAAGCGTAAGAAGATTTGGACAGCAACTTCAAGGCATAAAGTGAAGGGGCAGGAAGGATCAATACTTGATTTGATAGAAGAAGTTACGGGAGTAAGACCGCAGATCATACCTCCATTTGAGGCGTATGATATTTGGGAAAGTAAGAATAACCCAATTCCACCTCCTTACGATTTTATGAAGTGGGGATCAAAGGAGCTTTTAGAGGGTGGGGGAATGACATGGCGTTCAAAGAACTCTCCTGATAGGAACCTTCAGCAAAGAGGGGAGATATATATAAACCTTAAACTTGCAGGGTTAAGTCCAATGGTGATAAGAAAGATTACCCGGATTATTGAATATGCAGGTGCGGCGTTCTTCAGGTATTTTATAGGAGATTTATCTGGAGCGGGCTGGTATGAATATAGGCAAATTTATTAGGAGGTTGTGACATGCCACAGAATAGGCAACGAACCACTCTGAAACTTAATGGACTTATTCCGTTAAAAGATAAAGATCAACAGTTTCCGGAAGATTATATTCAGGATATGGATTACCTGGATGGTAAGCTCGGAGATTTAATAAATGACCTGGTAAAGAATGTACCAAGTTTATTTTATGGCGTATCGAATCTTGCCCTGGTGTCAGGTACTCAGATTTCTATTCCGGAAGTTAAAGGATTTGTATTTGATGAGAAGGGAATACTCAGGCCGGTGTACCGAGCAGTTATTCCGAACTATACTCCTGATATTTCTGCAGGCGATGGGACGTACTACGTAAAATATAAATATGCGGAGAGTGATTACGGTTCACAAAGGCAGAAGGTATTCGTTTCAGAAACATATTATTGGGAGACCATTGATGCGCTTGAGCTTTTTGTGGATCAGAGTGTGCCTACGCTGGATACGGAGCTATGTGTGGGTAGTTTCATGGTCGTTTCTGGAAATATTATTTCTGTGGATGTCGGGTCAAGGTCTCCGGTATCGTATTTTAATTTTGGGAACATATCTATAGAGGAGAAGTCTATTATCGAAAGCTGGCTGTCTCAGTCAGTTCAGGATAAGTTAAATTCAATATCTGGTATAATAAGCCGGGTATTTAAGTTCCGAGGTGGTTTTAGCAGTATTCATCAGATGGATTCGCGTAGAGGGAAACTTATTTCTGAACCGTTGGTGGACACATATACTTTCTTTTGTAAAGAGGATGGGTCAATCCTTTCACGGTTCGATATTGACCAGGAATATGCAACGAGCAGGAAAGCGGCTTTTAGAGTTACGGGTGCCGACCTCTCTGTGGGGCTAAAGACTTCGTTATCCGAGTTGGCGGCGGATAAGATGCCGTTTACTTTTCCGGTGGGATTGAATTCGACTACGCATAAATGGTCACGGTTTAAATGTCATACTGTTGGATCAGGATTTGCCCAGTTGAGGGTAATAATTCATGATGATACGGATACTGAGATTCTTAATCGACTGGTATCCTTTGGAGATTTATCTGTTGATGGATGGTTCCATGTTGAACATGAAATAGATATTTTTACTCCGGGAGCCGCATATCATTATCATATTTATGTGGCAGATGGGTCTTATGTGAACCAGCCGTTTATCTATTCAAATATAAGCGGGTCAATGGAAGAGGCGTATTTCCAGTTATATTTTAAGCCTACTCCCGGGTTGTATAAATCAAATGACGTTATTGATATTCTCAACGGAGCAGGGGCTTCAATGCCTGTGCTTCGTGTGCCTGCGGACGATAACATTATCGGCGGATTGGCTCCGGATGAACGAGGGGAGCTGGACATTATTCCTGTGGATTTTTCAGATGATGGTGTCTGGACGAGTTGGGAATATGGTACTTATATAGGGATAGATGCCGTCACAGGGCGGATAAAACTTCCTTCAGGGTATTCTTTGGATGACTGGGGGTTTGCAAACTTCAATTTTAAAATGCCCATCGATAAAATATCGGATAAGTTTGTTCCGAGGTACAATAATTCAACACGGTCGCTGAGGGATTTTCTGGATGTTTTTGGGTTCCTTAATCTTGTAGATGCACCTTCTTCCTATACCGGAGAGGCGGGCAAGATGGTGGTTGTCAAGATGGATGAAACCGGAATTGAATTTGCAGATGTTCCTGATCATTTTACAGAACTTCAGGATGTTCCTGCTTCTTATACAGGGCATGCAAATAAGGTAGTAAAGGTAAAAGCAACCGAGGATGGCTTGGAGTTTGGCGACCCTGAGACTGATGTATTTACAGACCTTGAAGACGTCCCATCATCCTATTCTGGGCAGGGAGGAAAGAAAGTAAATGTAAAGGCTGCCGAAGATGGGCTGGAGTTCAGGGACAATGATTTTCTGGATATGGAAGATACCCCATCAGATTATACAGGGCAGGCTGGAAAAGCAGTAATGGTTAAGCCTGGGGAAGACGGGCTCGAATTTGGGGATATGGCAGCAGCGTTTACTGAGCTTACGGATGCGCCTGCGTCTTATTCTGGAAAGGGTTTACAGGAAGTTCGTGTAAAGAGTGATGAGTCTGGGCTTGAATTCCATGATAAAGCAAATGAAGTAGATTTTCTTAATAAGGATTTGAATAAGAATACAGGGATGCTTATCCCGATGTATATTTATCCGAATGATCTTCGGGTTAACGATACCTGGGATACCACCACAACTCCTTACGGTGAGCTGATAAAAGCCATGAGGAAGTATCCAAAAGTTCCTGTAATGGCAATATTAAATCCTGCGAGTGGGCCGGGTACAGTTACCGACGGGAATTATACCGTGGCAATTACGCTTCTTCAGGGTGCAAAGGGAAAGACTCTTGGGTACATCGCAACGGGGTATTCGGGCGTTGGCGAGAAGTCCGTCGTGGATATTAAAGCTGAGATGGATACCTGGCTTTCATTGTATCCAGGTATTGACGGTATATTTTTAGATGAGATGCCGAATGACGGTAACCGGGTTGCCGATTTTCAGGAGATAAAAGCATACGGGCATTCAAAAGGGTTATTTCCAATAATAGGGAATCCTGGCACACAGCTTCCACAGGCTTATCTCGATGGAGAGTGCTGTGATATTTATGTAACGGCAGAGGGAGCCAGTTATCCAACCGAGCATACTCTTTTTGGAGATACCTGGGCAGGGACTCCGAGAGATTATAATTTAGAGAGATTCGCAGGGCTGGTCTATGGCCAGGCTTCCCTTGATGCGACTTCTATTAAAATGATGAAGAAGTATTTGGGGAATATTTATGTAACAGATGATGACGCTCCAAATCCATGGGATACTCTTCCTGCGTATATTGAAGAGCTTTTCAATATCCTTGCTTTGGATATCGAGGAAGAGGATACTTTTGCCGGTCTTTTGGATACTCCTGATACTTATTCAGCTCAGGGCGGGAAGATTGTTAAGGTGAAAGGGGATGAGTCTGGGCTTGAATTTGGAGATGCTGCTCCAGGTAATTTTACTGGGTTAAGCGATACACCCTCTTCTTACGTTGGCGAAGGGGAGAGGTTAGTTAAGGTGTCTGGTTCGGAGGATGAGGTTGTTTTTGGGCCAAAAGTATCCACAGATGGTTCACTTGGAGATAATAGTGATGATAATATTCCAACCGAGCGGGCGGTAAAGACTTACGTTAACTCATTTTTGGGTTCAGTAGATATTGATGTATCTACTGGAGATGTTGTGTTGTCTCCAGAAGAGGCAGCTAATGGAACAATAGTTTTAATAGGAGAAGTTGATGGCCCGCGCAATGTTACTTTTCCCTTAGAAGTGAAAAATTGGAATGTTGTAAATAATACTACGACTCCAGGAGGCGTATGGGATTATTATATTACGATTAAAGGGGCTACCGGAGCGAGCTTTAAGATAAGGGCAGGCTCTGGGTTAACTTATACGGCTGCCTGTAACGGGGTGGACTTCACATGCCCAGAAGGGCAGAATGGGCATCATGATATGTTTGCGTCTGGATCCTTTACTTTTACAGAAGTTGGTAGGCACTTTGGGTTCTTGCTTATTGGAGGCGGAGGAGCCGGGGGATCTGGAGGTCCAGGGCAAAGTACTTCTACTAACTGCACAGGAGGTGGTGGAGCTGGAGGCGGCGCAGGAGTCAAATATTTAAGAATACCGAGTTTTGGTATTGGAATAGGTACGTTAATAAATATTGTAATTGGCGCAGGAGGTACTTCCACAGGCGTATATGCACCTTCGTACCCAAGAACTTGTCGTTCGTATGCTGGCGGTAAGACGTATGTGGTGGAAGATACTACTTCTGTGCCTACAGGAGGTGCTGGTGGAGGTGCTGGTGGAGGTGCTGGCAAGTATGACGCAGACTACTACACTGATTATAATTATGGCGGAGGAGGAGGTGGTGGAGCTCAAGCAGCGCCATCTGCTGCCGAAACTGCTGGCTACACAACAGAACCCTCTGGAGGAGGCAATGCATTTTTTGGTGGTGTAGGCATGCCTGGAGCCGGTTCAAATGGAAATCCAGTGCCGAACGATACTCCTGGAGGCGGAACTTATGTGGGAGGGTTGAGAGGCCAGGAAGGGTTAGCGGGAGTCCAAGACTCGGCGGATGGCGCAGATGGTGGAGGAGTAAATGGAGGTAAGGGAGGCAAGCGAGGGATATATGGAGGCAATGGAGGTAATGGAGGCAATGGAGGCGCAAGTCCTTGGGATGCTTCTGTCGCAATCGGAGGTGCGGGTTCTGCGTCTGCGGGCAGTCCTGGAGCGGTAGGTGGAGTAGGTGCAAATGGAGGCGGCGGAGCCGGTGCAGGAGGCTGCAAGGCTACTTCTGGCTGGGTCAACGGAGCTGCTGGTGGCGCAGGCGGAAACGGCGTAATAAGGATATACTGGTAATGCACACTTTTAGGAATATAGATTGTATTGAAGGCATGAAAGAATTTCCAGATAAATTCTTCGATCTGGCAATAGTTGATCCGCCGTGGGGGGAGGATAGAGACTTATCCAGAGAGGAAAAGATTTTTACTGGATTGAATCTTGAATGTTTTAAGCAACCTCGTCCGAGCAAAGAGTATTTTGATGAGTTGTTTAGAGTAAGTCAGAATCAGGTTATTTGGGGAGGCAATTATTTTACAGATTATCTCCAGCCAACTGGAGCGTGGCTTATTTGGAGGAAGAATTTTAATTCTAAGTTTCATAATGCTGAGATGGCGTGGACTTCTTTTAGAGGTTGCGTAAGAGTTTTTGATCCAAATGATCCAAATGTGAGGCAGAAATGGGGCGAAGATTTTATAGGTAGAGATTTCATTCACCCAATGCAGAAACCGGAGGCATTATATGAGTGGGTATTATCTATCTGTGCGAGGAGGGAGTTTAATATACTTGATACTCATGTAGGTTCAGGCTCTTCGTTACTGGCATTTAAGAAGGCAGGATGTTCGTATTGCGGGTTTGAGCTTGTGGAAGATTATTATATTTCAGCTAAGCGTAGATTGGAGGCTTGATGGACACTATTTATGTAACCCATAAAACTACAGGAAGAAGGAATGCCATTATTGTAGAAGACAGGAATAATATTCCTCAGTTTATTCTGGATCAGTTCATTATTTCCGAAGAGGCATTTGAACCAGACGGTAATACGGAGAAGGAGGCAAGGCAGATAATGGAGGATTTAAAAGCTGGAAGGGCGAAGGTATTTTAGATGCACATTCAATTATTAACACAATGTAATATGCACTGTGCCTTTTGTTCGCAGAATTCAACAGTCGAAGGGGAGGTAGGGTACGAACGTCCTATGGATTTTAAAACTTATGTAAAATGTTTGGATGTCCTCGAAAGTATAAATCCAGACAGGGTAGTTTTAACTGGCGGGGAGCCTACAATGCATGAGAATTTTCTGGAATGGACGGAGTTAATATTACAGAGGGATTTTAAGTATATTCTTATAGCGATAAACGGTAAAATAACCGAAGTAGCTTTAAAATTAAAGAAGTTGGCGGACTCTTCAGAAGGAAAGTTGCGGGCAATGGTAAGTTATGATAGGTACCATGAGTGCGTAAGCGACGAGGTATATAAGGCTTATGAGGGGCATTTATTAACTTCTCATTTTGTAGGGAGGACTGGCAGGGGAAAAGATTTCGGCAATGCGTACGCTTGCATTTCACCTAATATTTATATTAAACCTGACGGTGATGTGCGGGGCTGCGGTTGCTTAGACGCACCCTCAATAGGTAATATTTTTACGGTAGACCCACGGCTTTTAGTATTTACAGGTTGCAAGTCACCATCGTTGAGAGCGAAGATAGAGTCTGGCGTTAAACTCCGTCCAGATAGAGTTCAGTATTAGGAGGGCGAAATGAGAGAAGTAAGTCAACGTAGGGTTCTGAGAAGTAAGCAAGTCTACGTTCAATTAACCGAAGACTGCAATATGCAGTGTGAGTGCTGCAATTTATCTGCTCCTGCAGCATCTCAAAGTTCAGTATTTATGACGCAGGAAACCTTTTTATCAGTAATTCAGTTATTTTTACAGGAAGGTTTTACAGAAGTAATAATTTCAGGCGGGGAACCTTCGATTCATCCCAGTTTCATTGATTTTGTAACTATAGCAATAGCTTCTTCTTTAGAGAAGGTTATTGTTCAGACTAACGGCAAAGCAGTTGCGGCGATGCAATCTTTGGCAGCTGTATCTTCGCCTAAACTGGCTGTATTCATTGCAAGAGATAGGTTTCATGAAGATATTGATGCTGAAGTGCTTGAGCTATTTTCAGGTAGGACGTTTACATTTCCATATATGTTAAACGCAGGAAGGGCAGCCGAAGAGGGCAGAGATTTAGACTGCGCCGATTGGCATATATTCGTTAAGCCGAATGGAAATATTTGTAGGTGCGGGTGTAGTGATGCTCCAGTATGGGGGAACGTAAACAATTTTTCAGGTGATTTGGAGGTAGAAGATGAATGTCCACGCTTTGAACAAACAAACAGGCGAATATTCGAATATCTTCATAGAAGATAGTTCAAATATTCCGTCGTTTATACTAAATAACTTCAAGTTAATAAAGGTTTTAGATGATTGTGCCGGAATCGATTTAGAAGTGTTACGCGAATTAAAACTTAATGAAGTTGAGTATGGGTTTTTGAATGAGTTTAAAGACGGAGCATTTGTTTCTTCGGTGGTTACCGTTGAAGTAGATGATGGAATATCTTTTACAAATCCAGTAGAGGGTATTACTATTGAATGTCGGGGAGGGGATAAGAATGATATTCAGAATGTTAAGAATTTAATAGCTTGGGCTCAGCGTAATCCTGAAGAAAGCATAAGCTATAAAGGTAAGTATGTAAAAGCTATAGTGACCCTGGAAAAATTACAGGCGCTTTTAGTGGAGATGGAAGATTACCAGGTAGGCTTGTTGCAAAAGAAGCATTCTCTTGAAGAGAGTATAATAAGTGCATCGACTGAGCAGGAGCTTGCGGAGGTTAAGTGGTGATAAATTTTGCTTTAATAACTATCGATTCTTTGCGGTACGATGTTACCCAAATTGCTAATTCACCCAATTTTGAGAAGTTATTTGCAGAACACCAGCGGATAGGAAATGGCTGGGAGAAAGTCTGTGCTCATGGAACTTATACGTTGCCCGCTCATGTATCAATGTTTACTGGCGGTAAATTTCCATCTTCGTTTAAAGCTGATCCTCCATTTAAGCATTCGCATGGTTTATTTAGGTACGGGAACAATACTCGTAATGCTGAGTTCTCATTACAGGAAACAGATACCAGCGTGCCTGGGAGTTTTGCGGCACAAGGATATCGTACTATTGGGGTTGGCGGAGTTGATTGGTTTAATAGCTCATTTTATTCATCGAGAGATTTATGGAGTATGTATTTTAAAGAATTCTACTATGCGGATGAGTTTTCTCCGGTTATTCCAAATAGCTTTGAAAGACAGATACAGTTATTAAAGACGCTTGATATGAAATCTCTTGTATTTTTATTTTTGAATATAGCCAGCACTCATAGACCATATCGATTAAAAGCAGAACCTGATGAGAAGGGTAATTACCCGAGTTATTATATCAAGAGTCAGGTGGATGCTTTTGAGTATGTGGATAGCCATATTTTAGAGGTTATAGACGTAATACCTCGGCCTGCAAACGTATTCATCTGTTCTGACCATGGTGAGTGCTTTACTGAGGTGGACGGAGTTTCAGGGCATGGCTTCTACCATCCAAGCGTAATGGAGGTTCCCGCATGTTACCTGAACTTGAGATGAAGGAGTATTCCGTAACTTCGAGACCAATGAAAGATCTGGCAAAAATTCACGAATTGGCAGACGATCATTTTGGTGTTGTTACGAGTGTATTTGGATTTCACGAAGAGTTCACTCCTTTGTATGGAGGAAGAATATTTTCTGCCTCTCAGGTATATTCATTCAAACAAGTGGATTTGCTGGCGAGTATTGGCGTGGCGTTTACTGTTACGCTAACCAGTGATTATTTTGAACCGGAGTGGTACAAAAAATTTAAGTCGGTAATAGCAGAATTTATTTTTCGAGGCAATAAAGTTACTGTGACAAATGATTTATTGGCGATGAGGCTGAAAGAGGACTTTCCCGGAGTTAAGTTGATAGCAAGTGTTATAAAAGGAATAGATGATATTGAAAGCATTGATAATGCATTGGAATTATATGATTTCGTTACATTACACCCGCGTAGAACCGAAGATATTGATTTTTTAAATAGGCTAACTGATAAGTCTCGAATTATTTTATTTAAAAATGCAGGGTGTTTGTACTGGTGCTCTCAACCATTTCAGAATAAATGCTACAGGTTTATTTCAAAGGCCCATGAATTTTGGGGTAGCGGATTGGATGGAGATGCTTTGCCTTGCTTGCGGTCGCGTAAATCGGTAAAGGTTGATTTTGATATTAGTTCAGATATTTATAGAGGGTTTAAGTACTTTAAGAAGCCGCTACAGAGGTGAGATAATGGTTATATGGATGACAGGTTTGTCTGGAGCCGGGAAATCTACTTTGGCAGATGAGCTTGAAGGGTTTGTCAATATAGATGGAGATGTCTTGAGAAAAGGGTTGTGTTCGGATTTAGGGTTCTCTGAAGAGGATCGCCGTGAGAATATGAGGAGGCTGAGGGAGCTATGTAAGTTGCTTTCAAAGTTAAATCATCATGTGGTGACTTCATTCATTTCTCCGTATGAGGATGAACGAAGGAGAGCGAAAGAGGAGATTCCAAACTGTTCCATCGTTTGGGTAAAGTCTTCTTTAGATAAGTGTATAGACCGGGATACAAAGGGGATGTACGCAAAAGCAATTAAAGGGGAGATTCCTGAGTTTACAGGAATTTCAAGCCCGTATGAAGAGCCAGTTCTGTGCGATCTGGTAATTGATACTGAAAAGCAATCAGTTGAAGAAAGTGTTCTTCAGCTTGTAGATTTTATAACAGAGAGGATAAACAGATGAGAAAGCTAAAATTGATGCCTATTAAATCAATGCTGCTGATTGGCAGTGGAATAGTTTATAGGTTGCATGTCGTTATTATTCAGTCGATATTCTTTTATTTCCTGACTGGGCAGTGGAAGTGGGCTATTGGAACTTCGATAGTATGGAATATTCTGAATACGTTTTTATACTATAATTACCATTATTGGTTTGCTCGGATATTTGACATTCGTAAGTACGACCTGAAGTTCTTTTCAAATGTGGATGCCCAGGAACCGCACATTGCTTTTATAGGAAGGTGGTGCCCTTTGCATCAGGGGCATACTGCAATAGTTAAGAAGGTGCTGGAGAGCAAGAATCTGCCAGCTCTTATTTTAGTAAGAGATACCAAGTTCGATGATATCCCTGCCGTTGATAGGGCAGAGTTAATAAAGGCGTGGATGACTTCGGAGAATATAAGAGGAACGATAGTCATAATGCCGGATATAGAAGGAATTTATTATGGACGAGGAGTAGGATATAATGTGGAAGAAGTGGTAGTTACTGACGAAATAAAAGGAATATCAGGAACAGATATTCGCAGCAAGCTGGCAGCGGGTGATGAGTCATGGGTAGGAATGGTAGAGCCTGCTACAGTCAAATTAACTCGGGAATACTTTAATGCTTGATTTAGCATAGATTATAAAATATTGTTACTCAGGAGGTAACTTATGAAGCGTATCTTTGTGATGTTGGCAGTTGTGGCGTTGTTCAGTTTGGGGTGTGCTTCTTTGAGGGAAGCGGGTAAGCCCAAGATTTTAGAAGGGCGTATAATCGAGAAAGGATGCGATATTGAGCATCTTACATCTGGGGATTGCGGGTTTAGCGATCCAAGAGGGTATACTCCGGTTAATTGTACCCACTTTATCCATGTCGATTATTACATCGTTATTTCAGATGGTAAACAGAAACAGAAAGTGGAAGTGACCCCAGAAGAATATGATGGTCTGCAGAAGGGGTGGCTTGTAGATGTTTCAGCTAAATATCCATATTGGGCTCCAAGGATAAAGGCTGAGAAAGAAAAGGCGGTAAAATAATGAGTACAAGCAGAGCGGTTCGCCAGGATATAAATAATGTGGAGGTTCGCAGATGGAAAGAGCTAAAGCCCTCCTGGCGACTGCTTTGCTATTTCTCTTTGATAAATGTTTTTATACGCCTGAAGATGCAGGTGCGGCGTTGGGCAGGGCTACAGTCGATGCGGCTAAATCGGTATTCGCTGCTCCGCATGAATACGAAGAATGTGGAACGAGAAGTTCGAGAAATGACTGGCTTTTGCGAATGTGGAGATCAGCTTCCAGTATCATTGAGGGTAGTATAAGAGGTTACGATGCCAGTAGTAAAAAAACTATCGAATAAAATTACCAGTGGCGATGGAACTGGTTATATGGCAAAAGTAAATGCTGCCGGGTATTTAATGGTGGAGACTCCTACACCGGAGCCTCCGCCTGGCACTACACCGGTATCAGTGTTTTATTTCGGGGAGCATAATAATACTGAATATACCGAGTTTGAGATTCCTGCTGGAAAGAGAATGGTGTTTCAGGGATTCGCAGGAGGAGCTTTGCAGTCTACTCAGGGCTCAAGGATGGAAATAAGAGATAGGGGTCAGGACGATGCTCAATGGGATTTAATATGCATGCCGATATTTGTTAACGGTTCGTCTTTCTATAAACCCTTGAATGTTGAGCTTGAGGCTACTCCTACTACATCTCGGTGGTTCGAGCTTTTAGTAATAAATACGCTGAAGCGGTTTTCAGGCGGGGAAGTATTTGGGTATCTGGAGGACTTATAAATGGTAGATATGGATTTAAACTGGAGTGATTTAAAAGCAGTTCTTCAGAGCGGGGATTATTATCTTGAGTATTCAGATCAGACTTCATCAGGGCGAGATGGGGATGTCGTAACCAGGTATATTTTAGCGGTTGATAAGAACAGAATTATCCAGTATCATTGTAGAATAGATAATATCGTAGAAGAACCGGAATCTGGATCAGATCAGGAGGATTTCGATGCATTCTATCTAACTTATAGTAGGATGGATTTACAGATTGAACCTGAGACTAAGTTGCCTAAAACAAAGCCAAGGCCGGTGGAAGGGACTCTTGATTTGGCGTTCATATATTTTGTTGTAGGCGATGCAGATAGTTTTGATTGTGGGGATGAAACGGACTGGTCTTTCGATGTGAGTACTCCGGGGAAGACCGTTTTAAGATATGCTCCGAGCCACGGGTGCTATATTGATGGAGGCGGAGTTTTAGTATTGAGTGGAGCTTCAGCGGGCGGAGTAGCGTGTGAAGTGGCAATAGCACCTGATATACCGCCGGCACAGGGCGGCTACGTTAAGCTGGTGCGTAATAAGAAGCTATTTGCTGTGGGGGAGAAGTTCACATTGGAGACCCCGCCAAAGTACGTTAAGTATTACGAAGCCATCCCTGCGGCAAGTGTTGTTCAGCTTACCATAACGCATGATGAGCAGGATGATTTCGGAATGGAATTCTATATAAAGATTTACAGGTGAGCGATATGTTAATTGACTATAAAGGCGAGATAGAGGTTGGAGATTTAATATTTACGTTTAAGAGAGGAAATCTTTTTAGCAGGCTAATATGGTTTTTCGGAGGGGCTCCGCCGCAGTTGAAAGTTTCACATGTGGCCATTTACATTGGTGAAGGGCTGATTGCGGAAATGAGTTTTGGAGGTCTTGGGATTACCGGTTTGCGTAAATATTCAGTAAATAAATATGTTGTGCATATTGGTAGAATTAAGATAGAGTATGATGTTAATTCGGTTATTGCCGGTATTAAGGAACAGGTAGGGGCAAGGAAGTATTCGTATATTCAGATAGGCTTAATACTTTTGAAGAAGATATTCGGGCTTCATGTTAAGAATGATGTTGATGGGGATTCAGCCATGTGTTCTGAGTTTATCGTCGAGATTCTGAGAACCCACGGAAAGATAGACATACTTCCCGGGATTTATAGTTGGGACGCAGAACCTCTTGGGATTATCCAGAGTGAGTTCATAGATTTTTGGAAGATAGCGGCATGATGGTATTATTATTCTGTAAGGAATGTGGTAAGTTTACTTATCATCGAGTGTGTCCAAAGGACCATAAAGCGAGAATATGTCAGGCATGCGATTTAGTGAGCGAGGAGTACAATGAGAACAGTTAGTCCAGGAGTCCAGTTAAGACTTTGGGTATTTTATGAAGAAGATGGAGAGGCGGTCACAGGGCTTACGGATTTAACTGTCATCGTTAAAGATGCGGAAGGCAGCGTAGTTTTAGCTTCCCAGAGTTTGATAGAAGGCGTTTCAGGAGAGTATAGTTATATCTGGGATACCGCAGCATTGCAGCTTGGATTGCAGTACTTTATTTATTATTTAAAGGGTACTGAAGTATTAGATATTGAAGAAATATTCTGCGATCTATTAGATGATATGGATGGCACAGCAGTTTAATTTTTAAGGAGGAGTTTTATGTTTAAGGTTATAAAGCAAGGGGATGCCTACAGGCTCCTTTATTCTGCGAAGAATTTTAGTTCAGGTTTGTCGGATGTTCAGGCAATTCCTTATAATCCGAGCGGAGCGGCCCAATCTGCTGTTGCTATGACTGAGATGGGTACAAGCGGCGTGTATTATGCCGATTTTAATACTACTGGGCTGGCTCTTGGAGTTTGGGGGTTTAAGATTGATTCGACATCTAAGTCTGCTCCGGCTATTGATAAGATACAGATTGTTGATCCTGATACGCTCAATGATACTGTTCTTGAGAAGCTGGATGCAATGCTCGACACAACGCTTTCAAATCTTACAACCATTGATGGCAAGATTGATGTTATCGATGGAAATGTGGATGATATTGAAGGAATTGTGGCAAACGTAAACCACGGTAACGCTGCCCTGAAAACGTTGATTGATGCGGTTGCCTCTGCTGTTCAGAGTATTCAGAATAATACACTGTTCAGTACATCACTTCAGCAGGTGATGATCGTACCGGATACGGGGACGAATACTTATAAGGTTTATGTAAATATATTCGACGCAGCCGGTAATATGGAAGACCCGGATAATCAGAATACTGATGCTTATGTGGCTGTATCTGTAGCCAATAGCGGAGGCACTGATAGGTCAGGGAATCTCGGCGGGCTGAGTGCGGATACATTCGGGTCAAAGAAGTGGCTTACAAGAGTGAGTGAAGGTAGGTTTAGCTTTACCTACGCAGTATCGGACGCTGCTGCAGCAGAGGATCTGATTTTCAGTTTTGATTATAATGAGGACAGCGTTACAAAGTACCAGGATAGGGCTTCCAGGGTAGCGGCGGAGTCTTCAGATATCGCAACGAAACTGAATACGATTGAAGCGAAAGTGGATATCGTTGACGGTGTTGTTGATGGTATTCAGGCTGATCTGGATAATTCTACTGATGGTCTTGGCGCGTTGAAGGCTCTTATTGATGCAGTGCAGGCTGATATAGATGATGGTACGAATGGTCTGGCAGCGATAAGAACGCTGGTGTCGAGCAATAACTCCCTGTTGTCAAATGCTACTTATGGTCTGGCAGCATTAAAGACCTTGCTTGATACTATTGCAGGCAATACAGATGGTGTTGAGGCTGACCTCACAGCAATTAAAGGTGCGGGATGGACTTCAGATGATAACCTAAAGAATATCTATGAAGCCGTACAGCCCGGCGGGATAGCTGTGTAAGGAGTGAATTTTGATGGCATTTGTTGGGCAACCGTACAGGATAAATTATATTGCTCGTGGCTTCGAGTCAGGGCTTTTAGATGTCCGTATGGTTGTTTACAAGCCTAACGGAGTAAAGCAGGGAGTGTATACCCTTTCCGAACTCAATGGAGGGGACGGTAAGGGTATATACTTCTATAATTATGAGGATAGTGATTTAGTCGGTACTTATCTGTTCGTCATTGATTGCCCTTCGCACCCAAAGAAGGATGCACGCCAGGTGTTCTTTTCTGATGTTGAGGCGTATGGTTGGACGGAGAGTGAAAAGAATCAAATAAGGGATGCTTTGGGGATTTCTGGCAATAAAGATACTGCTATTGGCGGGCAGCTGCAGGCAGTTTCCAGTAAGGTTGATGCTGTAAGAGCAGACGTGCAATTTATTAAGGATATTGAGGGAGGCAAGTGGGAGTTGGTGCCTCCTAATTTATTGATCATGTACAGGGCGGATAATGTTACTGAGGTAGCCAGGTGGCATTGTTTTAATGAATCCGGCTTACCGACGATTGAGAATATAGTGATGTGTGAAAGGGCATGAAGAAGGCATGGAGCGTAGCGAGAGGGCAGAGTTTAAATAATCAGTTTATGGCAAGGGGCCTCGGAGCCCTTGGAGCGATTAAGAAGTTTGCCCGGGATGTTTTGAGGTATGCTTCAGCTTTATCGAGGAGATTATTACTGAGGAGTCGAGTATGAATGTCATATTGATAAAGTCTCCAGTATGCGATAAGGTGTTGGGTTTTAGCGGTTTTTGTAAAGACCTCGCTATATCCTCTCCAATCTCTAAAGAGATAAAGTTCTCTTCACCATTCGTTAAGCAGCTATTGATACAGTCTTTCATGAATTTGGAGGTGGCGTGATGGCAAATAAACCGTATATTGGGGATATAGGGACGGTGATATTAGTAGATTGTGAAGGGGATATAAGTGATGCCACTGTATCTCTTTTGCTTATTAGGAAGCCTAAAGATGATGAAGAAGTTCAGTGGAGCGCAGCAATATATCAGGAGGCGAAAGCAGCTTATTTAGCAGATGTTGATCCTGAAGGTAAGGTCTATAATAAGGCTGCAAGGGCGGCGTTGCCCGATCCACTCACAAGGCGATTAAGGTATGTTGTTCAGGACGGAGACTTCGACCAGGATGGGTATTATGAAGGGAATTCATACATCGAGTCTCCAGCATGGCAGGGCAGGGGCGAGACTTTCCGGTTCCGAGTATTTGATCATTATGAAAAGGGGTAGGTATGTTCAACTGGTTAACGGCACTACCCCAGTGGTTTCAGATGGTGTTCTCTATAGCAATGCTTCTTACTGGGGTAGTGTTTGCTATAAGTTTGCTGAGAAGAGGTTTTTCATTCGTATTCGGTAAATTAAAGCTCGATACCGGATTAAGGAATCGATCTGTCAAGAATGTGCATTCACGGTGTAAGCATGCGAAGGATGTAATAATACTTCTGAACGAAACAAATAAGATCATAGTTCAGAAGATGGAAATAAGGTATTACGAAACTCTCAAACAGCAGATGAGCTTTGCGGAAGAGAAGGCGGCTGTTGTGGAAGGGTTACTGCTTAAAGTTATGATAGGGCTTATACAACAGAAGAATATCCCGGCGCCAGTTGAAACGGAGATTTTTGGCGGGTATAAGGTTATTCTTAATGTTGTGCATAATGATTTGATAAATAAACTGCGGATAGCTTTTAGGGAGAATCACTATGCAGAGATGCCTGAGATGGATTTCCTCGATTACGTTGATAGGAAAGTAGATTACATGATTCTCAGCGGGACCTCTTTAATGAACGAGTTGTATTATTTTCAGGCTCCGGTAAACAGGGAAGAGTTGTATAAAGCGAATATGGATAAGGTACATGAATTAAAGATGCACTTTATGGAAGCGTTCATGCAGGCTCGAAAGGTTGCGATTAACCAGCAAAAGAAGTTGGTTGAGCTTGATATGAAACTTGAAGAACTAATAAATCCATGGATTTCGGAGGTATAGTATGTGGCAAAAGATATCAGACTTAATATTTACTTTAATGAACTGGCAGAATGTCAGGGCGCAGAGGCAGGCTTCCCGGGAACAGACCGGGGATATTGAGCCTGAAGAGGTAATTTCTACACAACCTGTGGATATCGTTGTGGATATGTCGGTAAGAACGAAGTATCAGGCCGGATGGATAAATAAAGTCAGGAATGTCAGTCCGACTGACTTTGTAGTGCATGGCACGGCTGGAGGGATGACTGTTAATGGACTTATTAAATGGATGGTTGGCGGGGAACTTGCAGCGAATTATCTGAAAGGTATAGGTCTTTTTCATTATGCTATAGGCAGGGGAGCGAAGGGTGAGGCAGATGGTTTGATTACTGAGATAATTTCCCCTTCTTATTGGGTACATCATGCTACTGCAGGATCGAAAGCAAGGTATCAGATAGGGACTGAGTTATTGAATCCTTCGAGATCGAATCGTGATCCGTATACGGATGCTCAGTATGAGTCTTTGTTTAAGTTGTACTTTGACCATCTCCTTCCAATATATCCGTCAATGAAACGGGTGGTTGGGCATAGGTGGAGCGTATGGAATTATAATTCAGCTTCGACGGCTGCCAGGTACGATAAGGCGTGTCCTGGGCAGGGTTTCGACTGGACGAAGTTTACAGACGAAGCAGATAGGAGAGGATTCGGAGTAAAGAGTATTGGTACTCCCGGTAAAGAAGGTTTTGAACTGATAACGGAGTAGTGCCATGGAGGAAGATAAGAAGCCTGAACGGAAAGTGCCGGTGGAGGTCTATTCCAGGGTAGTTGGATATTTCAGGCCGGTACAGCAGTGGAATAAGGGTAAGCAGGAAGAATTTAAAGAGCGTAAAACGTATAATGTGGATACGGGGTTAGATAGGGAGGTATGATATGCAGGTAGTTGAGTATAATTTTACAGAGCCGACGGACTATACATATCCGGCTGATATAATAGTTGAGAATGGTGTAGCGCGGCTTACCGCTCCCTATGTTACATCAGATCCTTCGATACGAAATGCGGCTGCTTTGAATATTGATATGCTTATTAAGTTGGATGTGAGGTATTGGTTTGAGGCAAAGGATAATATACTATTTACAGTGGAAATTGACGGGGTTGAATACTGGTGGGACGGCTCCGCTTGGTCACAGAGTAGCGGATACAGTCAGGCAAATACGCCGGAAGATATTACCGCTTATGCTCAGTTTTTAGAGATATTGAATCATACCAAAACATTCAGAATTGTGGCTTATTTACATTCATACGATGGTACGAGAACACCTACGCTGAACTATATGGCAGTGACGGTAGGAACATTCAGCGAGACTGTTACGGAGCCGAGCAAGACGAAGATTTGGGGCTTTATAAGAGACCTTAATGGTTTCCCTGTTGAGGGAGTTAAGATAAAGGCGTGGTTGAAGCGGCCGGTAATTTACGGTAAGCTGATAATTACTCCACAAGTTATAGAAGCAAAGTCTTATGAAAATGGGTACTTTGAGATTTTGCTCGTAGATAATGAAGGGATGAAGTATTTTCCGGATGCCGGAATTGGCAAACCATATTATGTTTTCCAGTTCAGGGGGCAGGGTATTAAGTTCACGGAGTACAGATATGTTCCTCAAGCAATAGCGAAAGAATATATTACATTGGAAAAGATTGTGGGAGGAGCAGATGAAGAAGTTAATAGCTAATTTCGTAAGAAGGTTTTTGAAGCCATTCTGGTTTTCATCAGACTGCGAGCTTATCAAGGTTCCGTATGTGTACGGGATGCTGGTGATGATGGTATTCATAGCGTCTGTAGTGGTTTTTCTTTGCATGGCATGGTCAGGAAGGTTTACTGCAGGAGTTCTTGGTTCTGTGTCGGCGGTAATTGCGACGCTGGCGGGACTGTATTTTGGTATAATACAGCTTTATAACTCCGGTAAGAAAAAGCCTGGGAGAGCGTCTGATTATAGTGAAACTCCAACGGGTCATAGTAATAGATGAAGAAATTCTTTGATACACTTTGGCAGGGCATTGCGATATTGATAGTAATATTGCTTGCCGTTGGGATAGGATGGTGGCTGATTTACTGTCGGCGGAACCCTTTTAGCGTTCTGAGGAGGGCGTATGGAGAGATCGTTAATCCCGCAAGGGAAGTTGATAAATCTCGGGCTGCTGCTATTCGTGATGCTCTTAATGTCGTGTGGAACGACGACGAATAGGCGGGAGTTCATTGATATTAAGTCACTCGGTAATAAGAAGGTGGCTGTAGATTATAATAAGCAGATTAAAGATGCTATTGAGGCAAAGATAATCGAGCGGGAGAAGGAATGTCCAAAGAGTTGGAGCGAGAAGAAGTGCAAAGCTATGTCAAGGTTGTATGTGGAGGCGAGTGTCTGGGCAGATGTGTTGGATGGAGACTGGAGTTTACAAGAGGCGGAGCTTTTAGACGGATTCGTTTATGTAACAGTGAAGAGAGGCGGCGAAATCCCTTTGATTGGCCGGATAAATGTAGGGAAGTTCAAGTATGTAGAGCGAGTTTGGGTTGACAAAGGCAAGCTGGTAGTTGAGTATAAGGACTCTCAGGCGATGTCTATTAAAGAGAGGGCTGGATGGGGAGGCGGAGGCTTTCTCGTCGGGTTCTTTATAGCGTTGGCGTTAATATTACTTTAGGAGGATGAGATGGGCGGATTAAAGATTGGATCGAAAGCCGCATCTTCACTGGAAATCAATAAGGGTATTTCCAATGTTTTGAAGGTAGGCGGTAAGTTCAGGTTTGAGTGCTTTGATAAGGACGGCAAACTGAAGTGGGTGAGCGAGAGCAAGAATACGGTTACGAATGAAGGGTTGCTTTATCTTCTGGATCAGGTATTCGGTGCTGCGGCAAAGGTGACTCAGTGGTACGTAGGTCTTTATACCGCTACGGTGGGGGCGCATGCTGACCTTACCGGGGCGGATATTGGCGGAGCAAATCTCACGGAGTTTACAGGGTATTCAGGTACTCGTAAGACTTTTGATGGGGCAAGGATTGGATATACCTGGGCGAATAGCGGGTCGCAGGCACAGTTCCCTATCACATCAAATGCGACTATAAAGGGAGCTTTTCTGGCGAGTGATGATGCTGGTACTGCGGATTATCTTCTTTGTATTGATGGGTTCGATGCAGGAGATCGTGCAGTTGCGCCGTCGGATACTCTCAAGGTATCTTACGTTTTTTCAGTTCAAACGCTGTAGGAGGATGATATGGTTTGTGCAGCTTGTAAGTACATTTATGACCCTACCATGGGGCCGGCTGATAGGAGTTTTTCGACAGAGTTTATGGCTGAGGTAGGGGGGATGCCCTTTATGACAGCGGGTGATTTGCCGGATGTCTATGCTTGTCCGATGTGCGGGACTCTCAAGTTTGATATAACGGGAGCTGGAATGGAACCAGCCGCTGAAAAGGGTTAAGGTTATTAGCGGGCGCTGTGAGTATGGCAGTAGTCCGGAAGAGGAGGCTATCATGAGTAAAGTAAATCCAAGAGGTATTAAGCGTCCACAGGACGGTAGCGGTGCGGGTAAAGGGGCTGGCAGCGGGACCGGTAGGCGGGCGAATAGGAATACTGGTGGCTGTAAGAATGGAGGCCCGGGGAAAGGTCAGGGCGGTGGCCGTGGCAAGGGAACCGGGAGGAAAGTATAATGTCAGTTTTTTGGAATGGTCGTAGGATCGGTAAGCCTGCAGCCCCTATCGGTACTACGTCGGTAAGGAAGGATGGAAGTATTTTCAAGAAGACGAGAACAGGTTGGGAGTATAGCGGAGTGGCGAAGCCGGAGAAGACGAAGGTAGTTAAGAAAAGAAAGAGGAGCAGGTTCCGATGATAATAATGAGTTTTGGGAAAGGGACGCTGAAGATGATGGAGCATGAAGTAGGATACGAAGTTCAGAAGCAGCGCAGGGACGGATTAGGAAGGTTCCAAACGCCGGAAAGATGGATAATAATCGATAGAGAGAAAGTGGAAATGAGTCGCAGGAATCATCATGTTGTAGAGCTACATAGGCAGTTGGGCCTTCTTTAAATCCCCTATTTCCCACCTTAAATCCTCCTATACACCTCAAGTATAAAGCCTCCCGTCTGATCCGCGAGAGGCTTCTTTTTAGCCTAATATGATAAGAATGAATAAATAATGTAGAGGGGATAATACGGGTAGAATCTGTATAAGATGGTGAATAAATCCCCGTATGAGGGCGCAGGAGAGGATATTATTAGAATTATTCGTAGAGAGAATACCCAATATAAGGATAGGTATAGTAGGGTAATAGTAAGGGAGGAAACGTCTTTCTGGGAGAGTTACATAGGGGAAAACGGTTCGGCATGGGCGTGTATAAGGGCGGTCGTGCGTGTGTCATGGGTATAAGGAAGTATCAGGGGCTATAAGGTTATGCTAAAGAGAGGTAATACTCATGCCCTCACCAGGGATAATGGCTGCTGAAGGCTGCGGGTGGGCTGGTAGGGTATATTATTCTACTAAGTAGTTTTAGTGTACTCTATATAATAAATAAGTATTATATATATTATGTTAGTTGTTAAAAAGGAAGTGGATATGCTCGCTGAGAGGTGTTTTAGCAGGTGTATAAAACCGTCTGGTATAAGGGTATGGGGGTGCCTTCAAAAAATCAAAAAGCCAAAAATAAAACCGTTTGACTTTTTGTTGAAAAAAAAGTAAAAAAAATAATTTTTTACTTGACTGTTTTTTATATTGTTATTATTTTTATTATATGCTTTATTTTCTGGTCAAGTAAAAAACAGGAGCGAGGGCAGGAGATAGGGCGAGGCAGTTCGAGACATATATACAAATAACACCAAAGGAGCCAAGTATATGATTAAGCGAATTGAGTATGACGAGTATTGGTCGAGAGACAGAGCCGGTCGGATAGGGACGTTAAATCCTGAGATAACGCCGAATCTGCTCACTGCACTTTTTGGACAGCCAGATAAGGGCGACGGGTTCAAGGTGACACAGGCATGGTATCTGAAAAAAGTTGAAGGCGGACGGGAGATGATGTTTTCGATATATGATTATCGGGGAGATCGCTGGCACGTCGGAGGTGATCCGGGAGCAGTAGAATTCTTGGAACGGTATATTGCCGAATATAGATTTAACAGGAGCCAGGCTTAACCGCCTGGTTCTTCATTTTAGGAGGGAATGATGAATAATGAAAATAAGCCGAGTTGTAAGTTGATTGGTGAGGACGGAAACGTATTCAGTATAATAGGCAGAGTTAAGAGGGCATTGGTAAAGGACGGTCAGCGTGATAGAGCCAATGAGTTTGTTTTCAAAGCGATGAGGCAGAAATCGTATGAAGATGTTCTTTGCCTTGTTCAAGATTATGTGGAGGTGGAGTGATGGATAAGGTAATGGTGAAATCAATCGTGGATAAGTTTTACGCTTATGCTCAGCGGAATGTAGAGCTTATGATGGATGGGGTGGACGCAGAAATGGCGGCAGAGAGTATACTTGATTCTTATTCGACAGAGTATCTTTCTGAAGAGGAAGGGGATTTTCTCGGGAATAATTGGAACGCCATATTTCCTCTGGCTGTTAAACGACTTAAAGAATATTATTTTGCGTGAGGTGAGAAATGAGATTAGGGTATTGTTTTTCAGGTAAGGAAGGGCTGGTAAAGATGGCTGAAGATATCGTGGCAAGCACAGTATCAGTGGCACAGTTTTATCCCGGAAGCCCTCAGAGTTATTTCCCTACTGCGAGGGAGGAAGGTGAGCTGGATGCCCTTTTAGCGGTGGATGTTGACAAGTATGTTCATTTGAATTTCTTCGTCAATCTTGCTGTTGATAAAGGTGTACACAGGAAAAGCCTGTTCGAGAATCTCAAATTCGTAGAGGCTGTAGGGGCGAAGGGGTTAATCGTTCACATGGGAGCCAATGAGGATGTTGAGGCCGGCATGGAAGCGAGTATTAAGAACCTTGAAGGCTTTGATAAAATTCTTATCGAGAATATGTGTGGCGGGGAGAGGCTTTCTACTGAGAAGTTGTTTGAGCTGGTGGAGAAGACAGGGGCTGGTTTTTGTTTCGATACGGCTCATGCGTATGGAGAAGGTATTGGGTATAGTGATATTGTTAATATACTTACTACTAAAAATATAGACCTTGTTCACCTGAATAATCCTTCCCGGGATGTAGGGCTTGGCAGCGGAAGGGATAAGCATAATTGCTCACTGTTTGAGGGAGTATTTGATACACCTTCCATTCTGCAGATTGCCAGTATTTGTGCCAGAAGAAATATCCCAATGGTGCTTGAGACTGGGGATGAGGTTGAGGATTATAATAAAATTTTAGCTATGTTGGGGGATTGATATGGTGAGGGCGAAGTGTGTTGTAATGAATCCGAATAGAAAAGGCATTTTAGGTGCGGCAAGCAGAAAGGCTATTTTGCTGTATGCGGATATCATCAGGGAAAGTAATTTCGAGCTTTCAGAAAAGTTGTATGAGCTGGTGGCTGAGGTGGAGTTCAAAGGGCTGGAGGTCGTAGATGGCAGGATATAAAGACAGGACTTATTGCCTTGCCTGGAAGGAATGCTTTTTCGGCGAAGGATGCAGAAATGCCTTAACAGCCCTGGTAATCGATGAGGCCAGGAAGGTGAATATGGAAATATCCCAGGTGGCAAGCAGGGAGTGTTTCGTAAAGAAAGGAGATGAAACGGCGAAGGATATCGTCGAGAAGTATCTTCTTGATAATGGATACGATGGACTGTATTCAGATTATGAGTGCGGCTGCCTTATCGGGGATCTGATGCCCTGTGGCGGTGAGAGCTTTTCAGGCTGTCAGCCAGGGTATAAAACGAGGTGCGATTGTGGCGAGCATGACTGGCACGTCTCAAAAACGAGGGATTGACGATCTCCTCGCGGATATAGCCAAATGGCGATATTTGAAAATCCAGGAATTGCGTGACTATGAGCTTTTAGAGTTCATTGATAATAAATTAAGAGGTGATAAAGATGAGAGTATTTAAGGAGCCAAATGTAAGTTCGGGTTGGAAGTGCCCAATATGCGGTACTGATGAGAAGAAGGAAGTGGTCCTTATCGGTATCCAGGGAACACAGAAAGGAAATAATATCCAGGCAGAGCAGTTTCACCTGGAATGTATCGATCCGCTT